GAGTACGCCGTTTTGGTTCTTGTCCTGTAGGCGGACGACAAGTGTGCCCGTTACATAAAAGTCTAGTCGGACGGAGCCGGGCTTAATCTTAGAACCGTAAAATATAGTCGGTACACAAACCAAGCCTACTTGAATATCTTCAAAGTTACGTCTTAATAACGACGAAGAATACGCATAATGCGGACTTAAATAAGTGTAATGATTTAAGGTATTCTTAAGCGCTCTCAAATGAGATACAGACCCAGAATACGCGACCTCGATACCGTTGCCCTCTGTTTCGCTTAAGATTGGGGTGGTATAACGAGCAGTGGTAGTGTTGTAGTATTCCTTTGTAATTCGAGATGTGTAGGGGAAACTTCCTGTAAACACCTCTCCGATCTCGCCTTTGTTAAACGCCGTCGAGGTCACAGAGTTAAATGCGAGGCGAGTTGCGTCCTTCACCATAAACTGATATATAAGGCCCGTGTTTTTTACAGACTTAAGGGGCTCAATCTCGCCGGTGGCATCATTTAAAAATTGAGTGATATATCCATTATCCCCAGATTTTCTATCAATATTTAATTCGAAGAGGCTGATACTTCCAGGATCAGTGCACCGGATGGAACCAGTTAAAGAGCCAGAAAGATTGGGGGTATCATTGTAGTATGCTTGACCATTTGTCATGAAGTATTTTACTTCAGGATAGGTCTTTAGAGTATTTATGTATACGTCTTTTTCACTAAACTTATAAAACGGCATCTCAATTTCCTACTGTTATAAGTAGTTTAATATTGCTTTTGAAAGCCGTGATTAGTAGTCCAGTCTAACTCGGAGTGTAAATTCTGTTGAAGGATCTTTACGTAAGGGCTCTGAAAGCTTTGCAACGGCAAGCAATTCATTGTCGGCAGAATATAGACCAACAGCTGTTGCATAACTTACCGGCGAATCAGTCGAGTTGTTCTTGACTACCATTTTGCTGGCGCTCAAATAAGTGGGGTTTGCAGAATAATTAAAATCATTGTGGTTAACCCGGGCAAAATAAATTGTTGAGTTGAGCTCCGTAGTGTTGTTAAACTGAAGATTATGAATACGATGCCTAAAACAATCACAGAAGGTATTAATGGTCGAGCCGGTCATTACTGCGGCGACGCCCTCAGTCGTTGGGCTTGAGCCAGCGCCGCCTCGGAAGGGGGCTGCAGTGGTAAGAATTCCGCCGGCGCTAGATGCCGCAAAAACGGAAGACGAAATAACTGCAATTCCAGCCTGATAGTAGATAAGGCCGGCCTTAATACCGCCGCCTCCGGCTAGAGCCGCAAGAGGTGTCCCCTTGGTATCTTGAGCAAAAAGAATGCCGTACTCGCCGGCGGGAGAATTAACCTTAAAGCCATTCGAACCACTTGCGTCTGTTAATTTAATTCGAGTGTTAAATGGCGCCGTATAAGAGGTTCCAGTGCCAAGCTCTAGGGTAAAGCTTCCCTTCTTAATTTCATCCTTGGAAAGGAGACGCGCGAGATTGATGAAAACACAGTCGGTACTCTTGGTACCTCCGGTTAAATCTCCGTCCTGATCAAAGGTGCGAAGGGCGCCGTCCTGATCAAACCCAGCAAGAACCTGGGCCATTTCGTTATAGATATTAATCTTTTTGGCATTTTGCGTATTTGCAGAAGCAGAAATTCGAGAAGAGTTGGCATACCCCGTTGTTAAATCTAGAATATGGTTGGCCGACGAACTCAAATAGGGGTAATCGTAAACACTCTGAAACATTCCGTGGGAGTAGGTCTTAATATTACTCGTTCCGTATGTTCCGGAAACGATGGAAGCAGTGATTGGAATCGCTTCGTGTAACAGATTTCTAGTGGATACTATATCTTTTGGATCAATTATTTTAAATGAAGATGCCATTATCTAATTCCTTAATTTAATTTCACAAACCTAATCGGTATGTCTAGGCTATAACCTGTGTTAACGCCGGAAACCCGGATTGTAGAATCAATAAATTTATAAGCGTTATTAGCTGGATTTAAAGAGGAGCCCGCCGTTGCACTATTCGCAATGGTGGCTGTTCCAACAGAACCAAGCTGGGTAAACAAAAAGTCGCTGTTTCTCAATTCAAGACTGGCGCCGACTCTAAAAGAAAGACGCGTGCCGCGGGGGCCCGATATGCTAGAAGCCACGGTTGCGCCGAGATTATTAACATAGCCCCTACCTTGGCCTCCGCCCACCAAATAATAATTAGCAACGCCATCATCATCTAAAAAGGCATACGTAGCCGGTGCTAGCTGAACGTTCGATGCAGCGTTTTTAGACTCTACTGACGATACATTATCTGCTGTGGGGAAAATCTGTGCCAATCGATTATCAACCTGTATGATGTACTGATTTTCAACAAGCTGATCGCTTAACGGATCTTCTTTTGCTAGCTCGTTGGTATTGAGGCCTTGGTCTAATCTAATATGAGAAGGATCATCCGATGGTCGGTATCCATTAAGAAGGCCAGCGCCGAGAGCGGCTCCAAATCCAGTTTCGACAGACTTCTTATCTACTGGTACAACAAAGGACCCATTAGCATTTTGCTCGGACCCAAGACCAGCCTGCGTGAAGAGTCTCATTACTGGAAGATATAATAAATCATTATCATTGATCGTAAGAAGTCGAGACTTCATGCTCGACATATTGTTGGTAAACGCCTCTAATACAGGCGTCTGTAGAATACTCAAATCATAATAGGCGGAGCCGCTGATATTATTCTTATCATACAGTCCATAATCAATTTCGTCGTCGCCCAAAGCAAATTTGTCGACTTTAAAACTGCCGTCTCCTCTCGCAAGGCGGAGACGCCCCGTGTCAGTTAGCACTGCATCAAGTATAATATCACCTGAATTATCTAGAAAACTCATATCTTTCTAACCTCTCTCTCTATAAATAGTGAATAAATAATTATTATTCCTATGGAATGACAACTCCTGTATTTTTAAATGTAACATTTAGATCAATCTTCCGGCCGGTTTTTTTACTAGTTACTCGAATTTTAAACTTTTTATCCCAGACGGCGTCTGCCATGGCACCCAATAAATTGGGCGTCGGTTCCTCGTTGATGCCTATAACGGTAGGAACATTCAGACCACTATCATAAATGGTTTGTTCTCCTATAGGCTCGATGGCGAGAAAGCGCTTGCCAATCTTTTTATAATTATATTTAGCGGCCTTAAGATTGATGGCCCTGCTCGTAAGATACATTTGGCCTCTGTTGTCTACAATCTCTACTTCGTAAATATAAGTGGGATTAGATAAATTCTCATGAATGTCAACGGCGCGCGCGCAATAATAATATTTTTGATTTGGAGAAATTGTGTCCACGTATGCAGCGGCCGTAGAATATTTATCTGGGCCAACCCTAGCCTCGATAATACCGCCCACAGACGAATTTTCAAAACTACCGTAACCAGTAGGAGGAAGGTCACCGCGAATTCTAAACAACTCGTATCGACGAACTGGGTCATCACTGCGATACTGAAGTTTCTTTAAGTCTGGGGATGCAAGGGCGGACGGATCAAGAGTAATACCGTGTTGGGCCATATACTCATCTAGAATAAAGGAAACATCATTTTGCTGCAAAACAACCGGCTTGGCGGTCATCTCCCCGGCTGTAGAATTGAACAGTAAGAGTAGCCGGTTATTCACCCCCACATATGGTACAAAAACTAAATCCGGGGGCATCGGCGGTCTATCTTGTATAATAGTTGACACCTCTGCGTAGGGAGTAAGGAGGCCGACGACATTTCGATTGTTAATAACGGTTACTTCAGCCACCGGAGGCTCCCCCCCTCCAGGGAGAGTGCCTTGGTTGCCGGCGAACCCATGAACCCCGCTGCGGAACAGCAAACTAAAACTAATGTTCTCTTCATTATATATGCGGTACTGAACTGTCAACTCTCCGCCTAGGCGGGCATTTAGGATAGTTTCGTGACCGGCGGTTGGTGTGAAACTAATTTCTGTCCCGGGGCTACTCGAAGCTAGGTCCGACGCGACTATGGGGCGCAATCTAGCGTCTATATAATAGCGCGTAGGGGTGCGCCCACTTTCATAGGCATCGTCAAGAGCTTGTTGAATTCTTTCTACTAAACCATACACCGAAATAGTTTCATTTTCGGTAAAAGAAATAGGACCAACAGAAAACTCTCCCTGCACCATGGAAACATCATCATGTTCGTTAGGAACATGCTCTGGGTCTGGTTGCTCGGTGAGGTCTGCGGATTCGCTTATATCCAAGAACCAATAGAAACTCATTAGTTGCCCCCAAACATCTGATTTAGTAGATTAGGGGCTATGGTCGTTGAGGTGGAAGAAGGGCCGGTAGCCTGGGCTGACGCGGGCGATTGCATCTGCCCCGCTGCCATCCCCGGGCCGCCGCCGGATGGAGCATAGGAGCCCGCTGCAAGGCCCGGGCCGGCAGATGATTTGGTATCTATGGCAACTGCGTACTGCGGAACCGGGACTGTCGGTAAAATCAAGCCCTGTCCGACGGCACCGCCGGATTCATTTCCAGTAAAACCAAACCCTTCTTTTATGGTAAGTTTTAAATTTTGTAGCTGGGTCGCGTCATCTGAGTCATCACCGGCGCGAACAAACCCTGTGCCGCCATTAAAAATACTAGCAAAAGCGCTTTCCGGCAATGCACCAAAAGTCGGAGGCATCTTAAAAATATAATAGCCGGTCTGTATCGATGGATTGTCAGAAGGGCCCTCAATGCCCACAGAAGAATAAGAGAGATCTTCGTCATCGGGCGTATATTGTTTAATTTGTGCGTCGACGAGGTCATCTAAAATATACTCTGGTGATGGTTCCCTATAAAATCCTAGAGCATTTCCTACCGCTCTACCATTTCCGGCAACAATAGAATAATATAACTTGAGATCTTCGTACGAATATTTGTTTCCAAATACTAGGCGAACCTGTTTAATAGAGTAATGATACCTAACTCCATACTTTACTTGAGAATCAATATAATGTATTTCCTTGTTAAGTGGAAAAGATTTAGAAATAAAGAAAGTCTGTATGGGCTCGCTTAAGGCGCCCGAGGACGCGTCGACTACCCTCTTCTCTATAACATATAATACCGGCTCGTTGTAACATCTTTTATTATCATAAATCATTGGAAATTTACGATCAGGGTACTGAACGTCGCCGGCATCGTGCATTTCCCGAAATGCGTTAACACCGCTATTATCTATTGCCAACGGAAATTGATTGTAGTTTCGTATAAGAATAAAATTATCATCATCCTTGGTGGCATTTTCCTCAATCCTATCCACCAAGGCCTCAATGCGACTACCGGTCTCAATATCAGCCAAAAACTCTTCAAGCCCAAAATATGAAGTTTGCACCTTCGTTTGAACGTCTAGATTATAGTCCTGTGGTGAAGTCGCGCTTAATCGAGTTACCGACCGAGCCTTAAAATTAAGCTGGGCGCCCGTCCCGTAATCCATTCCAAAATTTTGAACAATATATAGTTGTAAAATATCTATAAATTTATCTCCGGTTCCGGCGCCGTAGTTGAGATCGAGATCTTCCATGACAGTTGAAAGGAATGAGCGGCGATTTAGGTAATCGCCATTCTGGTCGTCCACCGCATCATAATCAGTTCCAATAGTAATTTTATTATAAAAAGTTAAGTTTTTTAAGCCGGATGACTCGTCATCACGAACAGCTAAATCCTCCAGCACATTAAGATCTGAATTTAGAATTACAATATTTTTATACTTGTCATCAAAGTCCGATTGGATACTCTGGAGGCTATTGTTCGAGTTGATCTGGCTTATCCCTTTACTATAAAGCGTATAAAATTGAGTTGTTTTTGATTCGGTAAAGCTGCCCTCCTGGCCCTCGACAGACTGGAACCAAGGATCTGGCTCTTCGTCATTATCAATATTTATATTTTGAAGCGCGCCGGCGAGTGTAATTTGATCGAAGTAATCCTGTGAATTAACTGTTGATCCGGTGTTGCGAATTTCGGATTCTAAACAATAGAAATTAGGGAGCATAGGCTCCGACGCAGCTAGAGAGGCAACCTCGTACGGTGGTGAAGTAGCAGCATAATAATTGTAAACTGATTCTACATTCAATGTCATGCCACTCTTATTCTTGATCGCCTTGTTTGCAGATGGCTTCGTATAATAGAAGGTATGATCGAGATAGGACTCTCCTGTATTAAAAATAGGACTAATAGGTGTGGTCCAATAGGTCGCCCCAGTTTTAAGATAGTGCTTCCATTGAGGGTCGCCCTCGTAGATGCCGGCCTCTTCGACGACCTTGCGTAAGAAGTTTTTTGTTCGCTCCCCACCGTGCATCAACTGATTCCATTTAGCGTTGTCCAACTCAATAATATATTTGCAAGAAAGGGGACCCAGCTGCTCCATTAAGGCTTCAGCAGTGGTACCAGCGGGTTCTATAACCGTAGGTACAAGAGGAATCGTCCCTACTTGATCTCGCCACCACTGGCTGGGCAGATTGGTGGAGGCATAGTTTTTAAAATTTTTACCTCGGGTGCTGTCATATTCAGTCCAATACCTTCCCATAACTCCCCGGAACCTGTCCGACGTGCCCCATGAAGAGCGTAGCGCATAATTGTACGTCGACCCTGCTTTGCGCCGGCGCCGGTGGAGGCCAAGCTGACTAGTATTAACCAGCAGTTGAGAGTCTTTGAATCCGGGGTTTTGCGCGCCAGACATCAATAGCTCCCCTTGCTTCTAGAGCGAGAAGTCTTCATACGGCGTTTGCCTCCGGGCTTTGAAGGACCGGCACTTTTTATCTTACGGCCTGCGGGGGGCGGCCCCTCAATGGAAGACCTAGTGTATGTGACGTCCACTGCGCCAACCGAGTCTTCAATATTTAGAGAAACTTGTTTCATATCTCGGGACATTTTTCTATAGAACGAATCCATTGTATCTTTATAGTTCTTTTCGGGGGCTACAGGCTTAAAACCATGTTTTGGGCTGTGTAACATAAAAAGGCTGTCATAATTATCCACCTTATACTTATTTTCTATCTTAAGATTGTTAGTAAGGGGAACTATTCGACATAAGACTGAGCTCCCGCGTTCCTGGAATCTTTTAAATTTCTCTAGATTTAGGCGCCGCCAACGAGGCGCGCGCATATTCAAGATGTCTTGGCTTTTGACAAATCCATCGAAATATTGAACCTCCACCAAGGAGCCAAAATTTATTGCATTTCCAAAATTACTATTAAATTCAAAATTGGCGGGAGTTGAAGCCATACACTCGGCCGCCAAGGAGCCTGCCGTTGGATCTCCCAAGGAAACAGAAGGAGGAATTTTTGCTTTCTTAACAAACCCAACAGAAGCGCCTTCTATAAGTGCAGCTGCCAAGCCAGTTGTATTAAAGGCCGAAATCTTATCTTCTTTGGCTTTCGCCCCAATTCCCGTCTCTAGTGAGCCGCTTACTCGGGCTTCGCCAATAAGATTCTCTTTAGTAAAAGAGTTCGACCCCGAAATATAGTCATCGGAGAACCTCGTGACTTCTTCGAGCGGGACTGCGCTCACTAGCAGTCTGCTTAAGGGGGTTGAGTTGGGGACCGCAGAAATCCCTGCGTATCCCATAATCTTTGTGACCTGTTCATTATAAACTTTTTTAGATTTATTAGAGGGGATATCGCTAGCGATACCTTTAAAACCGGGGTTTTGTGCGGCTTCTAATATGCCATTTCCATCCGATTGCGCAAGAGAAAGCTTTTCTGTTTCTACTGTACTTCCCTGTAATATTATTCTTCTTGGACTCATAAACCCAAACTTATTGACCCCAGGATCGTTGGGGCGCGGGACCTTATATTTGTCCAACTCGCGATCTATGCGATACTTGTAATCATCATAAGTCATCAGGGTAATACTTCCCCCATCATTAATTTTTTGAACATCCAAATAATCAGTACCTTGTGTAAATTTTAGATTACCTTGTTCATAAACTTGTGTAAATTCATGATGGATCACATTTTTTCTGTTGGTCGAACTCTGCGAGTTTAATTTGGAGCGAACACTGAACGACCCTGCGCTAGCAGCAGTAGTCGGAGGACTATAAGTTCGCTTAAGATTCGTGCTGAACTCTCGCACCATCTTGGACAGGGCTCTCATCGCATTTATATCACCGTTCGCAGGATTAGCCTGCGCAATTAAATTTTTTCTCCACTCTAGAGAACTATACTCTCCAAATGCGGAATCGCCAAATATAAATTCTACGGCAGCAACATAAGAATTAATAAGTCTTTTCCACTGCTTATATACTGCCTGTGTTCTGGTGCGGTCTCTCTTGATGCGGGCCTTAATATTAAACCCCTTCTCCCCCATCGAATCTACTGCTGCAAGGAACTTATTATAGTCAGCTATGCGCCTATCTAGGGCCTTAACCAGCCGGGATGCGGCGGAGACGGTCTCGTCCACAACATCTATCTCGACTCTATATTGCCAAGTGCCCCCCTGTTCGTGCACAATTGATTCATCTAGGCCGGCGAACGTTCTAATATTATCTTCAAGAGATTCAAAACTAATTGGCTTCAAATTGCCTCGCGTTGTCGATGCCACCAGTTTAGTAGACGCCTGTGGCAGTTTAGTGGATGAGCCGGCCACCGATATTTTCCCTCCCGTCAGCATCGTTGGTTTCCTATTACCCGGCATAAGTGCTTCGCGATATATACGAACATCTTCTATTCTGAAGCAACTCTGCAAGGATATGGGGTTCTGAATAAAGTGTCCAAGTTTTGTATTTTCCTGCACCAACCGAGCATAGTCCAGAGAAAAGAGAAGCTTTAGTCCCTTGGTTGATCGAGAATACGTACATTCTGAAATAGTGCTCGGGCGAGTGGTGATTTTAGCTATGGTTCTCATTTGCTTCTGAAGTCGCGGAGATGTTATATCAGCAGATTTAGGGGAGGAACTAAATCGTAACTTCCTAACAGAATTAATAAATCTTAAATCTTGAATTTTTTGATTAGAAACGGGCTCTGTATTCAGCCGGACCCAATGGATGCCGCTCATTGCAATATGCCCTAGCTTTTTAGTATAGCGCATAGGGCCCGCATAGACATCACCGCGATCGCCAAACTGGGCCGAGTTGTCTGCCAACCTAAAAATCGTGGTTGTTAGGGGGCTCTTCCCTTTAGACAGAATGACTTCGATGCATGGGTCGCCTACCTTCATCGCTTTAAGTGATCGACTCACTCCCGACTTTGAAACAGACTGTGGGTCCGTAGCGTATGCAGCAAAATAGGCCGATAAGTTGCCCCCATACTTGTGCAGATTCTTAAAGGAGCACCGGTGCGAGAAAACTAAAGGCTTTTTTAAGATGACGATGTCTTTCTCACTCTCTATGGGGGCATACTGGATATTATCTTTTCTCTTATCTGGCTTTAAATATTTCTTTTTGACGGTGGGCCCAACCGGCTTGTGAGGAGTGCGGATACAAGCCTTTATACTGAGCATATTATTAAGCATCCATCTAGTTTTAACCTCCGAATATGAAAATGCCCCAAAAATCATATAATTACCAGCGAGGAGCTTCTTGCGCGCAGTCTTTCGTGCACGAGGAGTGTTCGGACATTTTATCTGAAGAGACAAAGACACCTCTATCAATTGGTCTTCGCCTAGGCTGGGGAGGATCTTTATCTTTTCTACGAACACAGCTGGAAGACTGTTTTTTGTCATGAATGTTCCTGCAGCAGTTTTCATTTTAACAGGGTTCCTCATTTTCTGTGACGTACAGATCACGCATGAATGTGGTTCTCTTTGCTTCGCCTCCCGGGGTCATGCCGGCTGCGCTATAAACTCTATCAGGAATGTCTCGATCTAAATACAAATTAAAATAATACTCGACCTCGCCGACATTTGTCTCGGGATTGCCAAGTGGTTTTGGGGCCGCGGCCGAGGCATCTGGATTCCGCTGGAAGGCCATTGGCACCAGAGTGCTAGGCTTTGCTTCGGGTCCAGAGCCTGTGGCCGGGGATTCAAAGAAGACCTCTACATCAAAGTTCTCTTTTTGCAAGGCCGTATTTCCCTCTAAAATATCAAGAAGTAGGAAATTTTTCTCCACCGATAAATAAATATCGGTTCCTTCGAATTTCGCACTAACTGCATTCTCGGATAGGGATCCTTCCTGAAAGAATGTTTTATAATCTATGTCAACATTTAATTGGGGAATCCTAGTAATAACGCCATTGTTGATATCGGCAAAACTGCTAGAAGGATTCGTAATAATGTAATCCTCCTTGGAAACAATCGTGTTCTTAAGAAATGATATGTTCCAGGCAGCAGTATGGTCTTTGGTGAGATCTGCGGTTCCAATTGGGTAGGATGAAAAATTAACTTTCTCAATAAAGGCTTGCTGCTGCAGCGCTTCGGTGTTCTCGGCTGGTTCTGAATTGGTGGCGGCCAACGAACTACTGACATTATTAATAAAGCGAGCGACTCGGGTCTCGGCACCAGTTCGTGTGGGAATAACTTTTAAATTAGGGGTTTCATACCGGATGCGTCGATCAATATCTTTCTGTGCTTCTTTGATAAAAGTACCATCTGAGCCCGTGCCGGCATATTGTGAATTATAAAGTATCTCATCATCAAAGAACGCATAGTGCACCGGCTTAAGCTTTCCTAAAGATAACAAATACTTCCCATACTCGGTAAGCTGGACTTCCATGATCTCTTCTTTTTTGTTGAAAAATTCGGCCATGGCTTACTCCAGACCTTCAGTGAGGTCTTCAGTTGTGTATACTGCTTCCTGATCGATACTAACTAGCTCTACCAGGGAGAAGTAATCATATGGCCAGTTGTACGTATAAGGAGTATCTAGACTCGACTGTACGATGGGGGTCCCTTCGGTAAGGCTCTTGCGCTTAAAGATATTATAATCTTTTTCTGCTTTTCGTTTAACCTTGAACACCATCCACTGAAGGTCTCGATCGCTCTCTAACAACCGGTCCACCAATCCGCGAATTTTAATCCGCGATGTTTGCTTTTGGAATTTGGAGCTTTCGGCCAACTTGGGCGGCAAGTTCTGCCAGATACGCTGAAGGTCTTCTTGATCTAGAGTCGCCGAAAATTCGAAGGCATAGAACGCAATGGGATTCACTGTTTCATTTATAAGAAAATCGAAAGTTGGGGGGAAAATATACTTGTTCAGTAAACTCGATTGAGTCTCAAATTCTTGAGTGTCAGTATCTATGTCAAAAAATCGGCGATCGCCGGCTGTTGTTATAAAGGGTACACATACAATGGCTTCTTCGATGAGTTTGCCTTCTTGTAAGGTACCGATTCTCTTTTCGATAGTATCAAATCCCACAATCTTTGGTAATGAGTTTATCTCAATCTCTCCGTAGTTAGTCGAGTTATAGCTGCTCCTTCCCGCGGCGCCTCCGATTTCCTCGACGCTTAGGAAGATTCCCGAACTTCCAGTGGGAATAGAACCATATTGATGCCACATTCCACGCACTGGGATCGCGCGGGTGAACTGTTTGGGAGGATCGGTACCGCCCCAGGGGTTGGTGGTTCCTAGGGAGGGAGGGAACTGGTCCGAGACCGAGGCCGCATAAAATCCCCGGGCGCCCGGCGTGGCCGAGGACGACACATCATAAAAATTCATAACAGGTGTTTCCCACTTCGGCTGAATCATCCATCTAGCTTTTTGTTCTGTTGTTCCGTCGGGGACTACCAATAGTTTTTCAACTATATTGACACTCGACGTAATCTGATTAAAAATGGTAAGGCGTGACATGGGGATTGCATTTCCGCCATGATTCTCTTTAGAGGTGTTATATAAGTCTCTCCATCGCCGGTGGATTCGATTGAGCTGAACGTCTTTATCATACTCAATAACAGAATAAGCTTGTATGTCATCCAGGGACGCTTTTCCACTATAGGGAGCCTTAAAGATAATATTTGCCTCACATTGTCCATAGAAGTGTGGCGGAAGAACATGTTCCCACGTGGGCGCTAAAAGACTCGTGTAGCCCGCGCCCCAGGATGTCGACTGCGATAGATAAGTTGCAAGGGGGGGGCCGAAAGACATTGGATTATTGTACATACCGAACTGCAAAGGGCACAGATTATTATTAGCATGCACCGGGTAGCCGGCGTTGGGGCCGGCATACTTCCATGAAGGTTGTTTCAAGACAACCTTCATTCCGTAATAGTGATCCTTTTTTACTGATAGAAAGTTATCTTCTTCCTCGGATAAGAAAGTTTTCGGTTGAGATTGGAAAAAATTATATGTTTCACATAAGAAATTGTCGATTGCAAATTTGTACAACTGGGACGCGGCGTTGCTCGAATACCTAACATAACTTCGACGGGCCGCCAACATTTGATTTTGAGTGGCATGCATGAAACTGGCTGACCCCATTCCGGTGTCAAAGATACAAGCGTTAGGAACTGACTGTTTGTTAAGATATCTTTCCGGGTCTCGTATCGCATCAAAAGGAATCTTGTGCATATAGTATCCACCCGTATAGGCCGGGTTTAAACCGCCCCCACTAAAATGATCAACCGAGCTAGAGCCATTAGCCAAATTCAAATAATTCGTACTAATATTCATAGTATTTCCGTATACCTGGAGCCAGGGGCCGCCGGCCTTTCCGGGCGTGGTATTAAGCGTACCTGCCAACATGGGAAGCATAATTGGCGCGCCGGCGATCCTAGGTGTGTATTCTTCTAGATCTGCGGAGGGGCCGGAGATACCCGTAGGGCCCGGATCTACGGCGCGGTTGACAACCACAAAGTTGCCCACCCCGATACCAGATTTAATTGAATTAAATAAAATTCCGGGTGCCATCAAGGGCTCCATTAAAATCCGTGAGAAAGCGTCAGTCAGACGCGGACCTCCGGGATTGAGGGTCGGCTGACCAGTAATGGCCATTTCCGTGTACTGACTTAAATCATAGTCGGCCATCGATTTTTTAAACAGCCTCCCAAGCTCTACCGATCTTTCGGCGGGATAAAAACCTTTGTATGGAAGGAACTGTAATAAAGCGTCGCATTTTAAATCCAAAGAATATCTCACCAATGGTTTGCCGTCTTGGTTGGCTTTACCTTGCAACTTATCGTCGACAATCTTAAAAAACTTCAAGAAATCAGCATTGGTATAAGTTTTATAAAATTCTCCATACGAACTGTCAGGGTATGTGCTTCCAGTAAGGGTAAATAGATTATTTAATTTGTTCAAATAATCATACCCTAATTCCTCGTATTGCTCTAGATGTTCGCTGATTCTAAACTCGGGAACAATAGACATCCCCTTTCCTAATTTTTGAAGATTATCGCTGTACACACTATAGGGCTTGTATGGTTTAATCCCAGTTTGGGTTGCGGCGGTCCACGCCTGATTACCTAGAATATTATAGGGACCATCTTCCGCGAGGATGACGCCCTCGCCGGGGTGTTTGCCATCGGGTGCGTACTCTCGGCCTCCGCCGTATATAGGCATCACATAGGATACAGATGCACTAATTGAAAAGCCGCCGGCGGAAGCACTAGGCCAGGGTGTCCCGGTGGTGTTGGAACCAGAAACTCCCCATCTGCAATATGGATTCTGGAGAATGCCAGCGCCATAACGACGGAAAGGAGTATCTAAAACAGACCGAGGTAAAATGTCCGATGCGAAGTTATCTCGACTGAAGCTAACAGCCCAGCCCGCAGGACCCGGGACGGTACCAGTAAAATTAACGCTCAAGTTGGCATCAAGAGGCCAAACACTTGAACTAATGGCCCGAGTGGCTCCATCGAGGGCATATGCGCCGGCAGGAAGGGACCGCAAATTCCGCACATCGTTCCAAACATCTAAAATACTATAGTTTTGTCGAGTTCTCACCTCAGCCGTCCCGGCATTCGTAATTGCAGGATATGCTTTCTGACCATAGCGATACATGGCACTGAGGCTTGAACTCAATCCATAATCTCTGATTGTATCAACTGCATTTTCACTGGTCAGGACATAACGATTTTGGAGACCCAGACGACTGTTAAGGCCCTCGTTGTCAAAATACTCTAGCTTGCCTTGGAATGGTACCTTGAGGACAACGTTGTTGGCTTCATCGGGGTCGGTTGTGTTGTCCTCGAAAGCCACGATCATGGGACGGGATCGGCCGTAATCAACTGGCCCCTCCTTATAATTGATCGCCTGGTTTGACTTGAGCCCTTCAATAAAGCCATTAGCTCCCGCCACAGTTGGGGGCGGGACTAGGGCGCCTATTAGATTCTCCTGGCGCATGCGCCGCGCCACAGCACCTTCTCCTGTACGTATTTGCTTCCAGGTGGGGTACCCATAAGGGCCGTTACGAACAGTATTTAAAAAGTTAAGCGCGGCCGGGTAACGTCTCGAGTCAATTCCATATGGGTTAAGCGGGTTTAAGTAAGAGGATGTGGGACTATTATCAAAGGATCCGGTTCCCAAAGTAAACCCAAGAGTACCGAGGTTTGCGTTGACCGGATCAATTGTGACCAGACTCATTCCGTTAAACGTAACCGCCTTGTTAATCTGTGAGCCGCTTAAAATTCCAGGTATAACCGAAGCACTGATGGCCGACGGTGCATAAAGGGAACCGATTGTCCTTCCGTTAGCTAGGGAAGAAGTAACCCAGGAATATTGCTGGGTAGATCGCGGGATTGCATGCTGAACATAATGGTTATCATATGTTGGGAGGAAGTCCCAATGATAAAAAGAGCCGCTAGCGGGGGCCAGACTGTAGGGCCCGACGGCTTTACTGTCGAGTTCTCGATCCGGCCTCTGATTTATAATTCTTGACTGGGTGTCTCCGTAGCGCTTACTGAAGCGGTACCAGGCAACTAGGTTTCTGGAAATACCGGGGGGCCATTCTACTGATGTGTTATTAAACCTCGTAGGACCATCTGTCAGCCATGCGCGCTGTTTGTCAGACCCGGGGCCGTCGGCATATAATTGTTCTACATCAAGCGCAGATAACGGACGCGTCCACACAGCGAAATTGGCGAGGTTACCTATGAGGTTGTAACTGGTGGCGCTGTGGTATTTACCCAGGTTGAGGGGATAGCTGCTGTACCCAGTGTTGTTGTTGTTACTGCCGACGACGTAAACACCATCAACATAACATTTACACTCTATGCTGGGATGATCGTCATCATAGACGATTGTCCAGTGTTGCCATTGACCCAATTTTACCGCGCTTCCAGGGGGGGACATAGACCCGGCCCAGAGTTCAATTTTCCAGTTCGCCGAGGCCGTCGTTTTCCAGAGAGATAAATGAGAATAATTCCCTAGCGTGAACACCATGGTGCCGAAGTCGTCGTAGTCTTCGAGATACAGCCAAAAAGAAATCGAAAAGTCTTTCCCGGCGCCGATAAGCTCATTCCATCTCGTAACCGTACCTAGTTCTATCGCCCTGCCGTCGTGGGAGCCCGGGCTGAACCCAACAGTAGGCACCGGTATAAACTTGGGAGAGACATTTGTAGCGTTTCTATTGGTCTTGTGGTACGAAGGGGTGGTAACGTAGGTCAAAGCCGGCACAGAGCCGTACGCGGCGTCTGAACCGAAGGGGCCACAATGTAGGCTTGAGCGTTGGTCAAGGCCACGGTTCTTGCCGATTTGATCGACAACGGTGATGGTCTGCGCAGCGATAGGGTCAACCGAAGCAGATCCGGAGAGACCATAATTAATCACTGCAAGATTTCGATAAGGCAGCGCGTTGTAAACTGAAAGCTCTTCGTGGGCCGGATCCATGTAGCCACGGGACATCACCTCATAACCACAGCCCGCAAATCGGTTTACAATAATGGACTGATTAGAATTGGCGCCTGTGCGTTGGGGGAGATTGTAGTCTAAATCGCCGCCCGGATTTTGAGTATACGATCCATACCCGCCAAAAGGAGGGGAGTCGTCCACAATTGTGGGACTGTTGGCCGGGTCGCCGTTCCATTTTTTGACGTTATAGGCTTGATCAGGAAGGATATCGTCACTAATATTATCGCCCGGGCCTGAACCAAGGGGCAACCATGACAATAACTGGTCTGGGACGGTCATTGCAGGATTAACCCTAGACCCCGCTCCGTATAGACTTTTGGCCTCTGCCGCTGTTAGTTCACGGTTCCAAACGGCAGCGTCGCACAGATACCCTTTATAACTGTTGAGGGCGTTACTTCCCCCAATGAACGGGTTTCCGCTCGTTAAATCCATGGGGTCCTCGACCGGAGTCACGTAGGCATTATCGAGCGTTCCATTGATATATAAATTCTGCGCGCCGGTGTTCCCCCCCGCAAAAGTAGCCACCACATGATACCACGTTCCGGCTGTCATTCCACCTGTTGTGCTTCGGACGATGCCAATTGTTGTATCGGCATTGATCCTCCACTCCAGCCGAAAAGTGGTGAAAGAACCATCACTGTCATAAATTTGAATGTTTCGTTGCTGATTGCTACCGAAACGTATTAGCTGTGGCCACGCGTCGCCGCCGGTGTCGGCCTTCATCCAGAATGAAAAACTTACAGGGAGAGCATCGTTGCCAGAGCCACCGATATAAGGCTCCCACTCGCTAACAGAAACGGCGCCCCAATAGACCGCCTGATTCGACCCATCAAAATAGAGCGACTTACGTGTCAAAGGAGTAAGCGGGGGACGCCCTCTAGTGGCCAAGGTCTCGGGGTTCAAAGCAAAATCAAAAGACTGATCGTTGAAGAACGGATCATTCTTCTCGCGCGCGTTTGACTGAACTACCTGATAGTTCTTCTGGTAGTTGCCAATACTCCCTTGCGCAAGAACGCCGGAAAGACGAGTCCCCAACGAAGAGGTGACCATCTTGATATTCTGAATGTTTACGGGGCGCTTGGTGCCGACGTTTCTTAGGCGCTGGGCTGTGGGTATCGATGCCCGGGTGTCATTTGTCGCACCGCCTTCGTAGTTCGGCGGAACAACACCCAACATTGGAGTATCGAAGTCTGCACCAGTGGCAGAGTCGACTCCAGAGAATTCAATCTTCCATCCTTCGGCTCGATCGAGATGGTCATCGCTCCCAGCATTAATCTCGGTATGACGATACTGACGGCCACCCACAAACTTTTCTGTGAATGGGCTCTGCATTGGAATATCAGAGTTATATACCAGATCATGATGAAGGTTTGTAATCATTGTTCCGGTTGCATAGTTATTCACAACCGCAGCATTGGCACCGTCAGTTACCGAAGATGAATACAAGCTAAAGGGAAGAATTAAATTGCCATCCGCTTTTCTAGTGTTCGCGGGGGACCGATTGGCATCCGGGTCCATCTCGAATCCTAGGCGCTGCTTATAAGCGGGGTGATAAACATCGGTCGTGTTGCGTAATTGTTCCACCCCTGATCCATACCCGACCACCACATTGACTGCCGCGTTGTTGTTAGTGGGGCCAAACGGCTCGGTTGCACGATAAACAAAATTAACTCTTTTGTTCTGATTAAACCCAACACCACCGAGTGTATAATTACCGCTTCCGCCAAACCTATAGGGAGCCTGCTGGGCTCGTTTGTTGGCGGTCTTGATAGAGGTTAGTATGGTTTGTTTGTTCTTGTTGACTTTGGCGGCCGCGGCCCTAATGGCTAAATTGTTTCGTTCAGCCCGAGTTTGCCACCAAATAGATTTTTGATTTTGAGGCTGGACCCCACCGGGGGCGGCAGGGGGAGGAGCATGGTCGAGGGCCCATCGTTTAAAATTAATCGGCTGTGATGTGCCGAGGACACGCTTTGTATAGGCATTAGCCGAATAGAAACCAGTTCCCTGAGGATCATCTTCCGGAGAGGCCGACATTTCGGCGGACTCCTCGGAACCGACTGCAGTACCTTCAATAGCGCTCAACTGCTGTTTGACGTTCTGGAATTTATGCTGGTACTTGCTGCGCTCCAACATGTGGCTTTCGATCACAGTTCTTACGTTTTCCGCAAAGTCTGCGGAAGCTGGCACTAGTTGCTGCAGCATCATCGTTAGTGAGGAATCAAACCACTTATAGAATTCATAAAACTTCTCGAAATCTATCTCATTGTTCGACACGCGCGAGAAAAAGCGCTGGCGTAAAACTTTAAGTCCCTTGTACTCGGGTCGATATCGATTTACTGGTTCCCCAATAATATTGTGGATGTCTTTCAAAGTAGCAAAGTAGTTAATCATCTCAACCGATAAGGCTTGAGCCATACTCTTTTCAAATGCATAGAAAAGCTCAATCGGCCGGGATTCGCGAGTAAAGACTTTCTGCTCCATTAAGTTAAGAACAGTAACGGCATCGCTGCTCTGAATGTTCTCTGGCAATTGTAGTTTTGACGCAACCACGAAATCCTTATCTGTCACCTTAATGGAAGATGCTGGGAAGCCCGTGCCTAGGGCCGGGTGTTGCTTACCGAGAATATTCCCTAACCAGTCAAACCTGGTAGCGGCTGTGACAGCGGACCCAGAAAACTCGTCACTAACGGTGAACTGCCCTGATGTGTTGGATCCAGTAACCTGCGAGAACTCCCAATTAAAAGCTAGTGTATCGGCCTGCAGGATTTCTCCTCCATAGGACCCTGATGCTTGGAAAGGGTATGCATAAGAGTGAGGCTTAAAAGACCCATAATTTCGGGTATCAAACGCGTGGCCTCGTAAGGCGCGGTCGTTTAGATAGTCCATCCAATATCTACAAGCGTTAACCTTGACGTCCGCTGATTGAAGAACCGACCCGGTGAAATTGGTGCGATGGGCTCCGATGTACGTTCTCCTGCTTCCAGTTATAAACCCTACCGGAGGAGTAATGGTTTCGCTAACCGTAAACTCATTACGAAGAACCCCTGCCTCGACCTGTACACCATGAAGCTCGACTGTGTATTTTAAGCCAGTTTGAGCTTGAGCGGCGAGGCCGGCCAAGGGGTAGTTTTCGGGCTTAATCCTTACTGCCAAATTCCAATTGGAATTATTATAAGTGTCTTGATAGAGTGGAGATGTGAGCTTCGGAACGTGTCCGCCAACTGTACCCGTGAGAACAAACCGAACATTGGGAGAAGTTATTTCATCTCGTACAGCATAAACCTGGAAGTTTGTATCATCTAACGAGTGCCAGGTCGTATTCGTTTCAGAACTAACTGGCTGGTGGACTCCAAATAGGGATGCACTAATAACGTTCGTATCAAAATAGAAGGTCGCGCTTTGATCCGGCTTTTTGGGAAATAAAATATCAGCTTCGAGTGTGTGAGCATAACCCCCGGTAAGATGATTGCTGCCGAGGACTATGCCCGTTGTGTTGGTGGTATCCAGAGGGTCTTGAAATTGAAAGACTGACGCATTCTTATTGTCTGCCGTATTAAAATCTACAAATTTTTCAGCTACTGAAACGTTGCGCCTGTTGTTCCTGACTTCGTACTCGACTCCGCCGGCATATACATTCAGTTTAACCAATTCATCGTCGATGCCAAAACATCGCATCAAGTTGCGGAAAGACTTTTCAGTACCCTTTGATTTATAAATGTAAACTAGATTATTATAAATGTTATGATAAATCGTATTTTTAATATCCTGCAAAGACTTTTCATACAATCGATCTTCACTGCGATCGGCTAGCTTCTCAAGAACATCTGCATCAATAAAAAGCTCCGGTGCTACGAAACCAGCTGACTGAAGTAGATGCTCTGCGAAAGGAAGAGGCTTGTGACTACTGGAAGGATAGGTAACGGTTTGTAGCTTGGACAGCGAACCAATTTGTAACTGTAGGGTGTCGAAATAACTGGCTAAAATCTGTGTGAGATATTTAAGCTGCTTTTGACCTTCGATGTCCTCTTCCATAATCCACGCCGGGATTGAATTGTAAATTGACGCATTGTTGTTAACATCATAGTTTGAGCCAGAGAGCTTCAGTCGGGCGGCGAGTGCGCGCACCTTCGGGTGGAAGGAATGAATAATGGGGTCTTTAAACTCTCGGATAGCAGCGTTAGAAATTACAATAGCTGATCCTGTGTTCCTCGACGCGCTGCTATAGCCCGTCCAAGCACCGTTGGTAATCCGGCCCGAATAGTCTAAGACCACAGAATCGATGGCGCTGTTTCCCGTAATGCCCTCGTTAAACTTATAATATACTCCCAGCTGTGTATTGACCTTTTGGGGCGTTTGGACAAAGGGGGTGGGGTCAGTATTCGTACCCCCTCCAACTTGAGTAAACCAGTATCGACCAATATCTTTTCCGGTACGTTCTGTCTTCCAATAGCGGAATTCGTCTAGGGAGCCGGATAGCTTGCCTGCGCCGGCGGGAGCGGAAGAGGCGCTTGGAGAGGCAATCAGGGCCCCAATATGTGCTCGCAAAGCTCCGGTAACTTCGTTGAGGCCCGAAGAACCAAGGAGTACTTTGTTGTTGAGGGTGCCGTCGACATAAAAACTACTGTCAATACCCGTCGATGAAGAGGCTAGTGTGAGGGCGTAGTGGTGCCACTTGTTATCGGCAACCGACGCTGTGGTAATAGCCGTAGAAGAAATATTTTGTGTGAAGATGCCCGCGGTGCCCGACATCGCAGTGAGGCGGAAGGGGGATGTGCCGTCGGGAGAGCCAGTCAACTCTAGCCTTAAACGGCCATGGCTTTGGTGAGTGTATGCTAAACCATTCCACAAATCAAATATAACTTCTTTTTGTGTAGATCCTGTTATAAAATTGGGCTTCTTTAACCAGAATTCAACGCTAACCCCTTTATTTTTTAAATCAAACTTAAGATTGTTTTCGCGGTTCAGAGCGCTTTCATAGTAATTGGAGCCCGTAAATTGTGAGGCAATTGGAGTCATTCCACCCGGATTTGGATGAGGCCCCCCCTTAAAGTAGATATATTCGTTGGTGGTAGGAGTACCATAGCCATCGGCCGATATTGCACTAACTGCGCCGCCATTAGCCGAAAAGATAACATAACCATTTGTACGAGGGTATGCGTTTTCAAATAGATGCAAGTCCAAATAGGTTGCATCGTTTTCCCACTCTAGTTTCTCTTTCAGAGATCCGTCATAGGGATAATCCTCATAAATACGCTTTAAAGCTTGATCATAATATTCTTCTGCCGAGCCATATTTCGCAAAATTCTCCGGGAAGCGATAATCCACCTGCGGGATGAATCTCTCCTCCTTAATGATATCCTGAGTATGATATCCAACCGATTCGACTTCATCAGCGATCTGGGCCGCTGATTTATTAGTTATCGATTGAACTTCTTTGGCTTTATTAAAATAGTCTTTAAAACTCATACCTTAATTATTTTTCAACCCTAAATTTGAACGTTTGTGGCTGCTCTTGCCAGTCTCCTATACTATCATTGTAATAAGATAATTTAATTTGATACATATATCCGCTTTCTAATAGGGACATATCTAAATCGAAATAATTTCCTTCTTTGTCATAAGACAAAAATGTGGAGTAATTGGAGCCCGTTCCATAAGGTATGGCGTTAAGATTGTCGGTAACTCGTCGAATACTGTATGAAGCGCTGGTTATAATGTCAGTTGGATTTACAGACGTAGCCTTCGTATAGATTGTCGGATTCCAGTTTTTGTCTCTCACAAAAAATCTAAAGCGAGCCTTGTCGCTTGGTGCATATGTTTTCTTTAAGTTCTTACAGCTAGTGATGCGATTGAAAGTCGGCGCAGACTGGAATGTTGGCAATACTTCAGGGTATATTGATCCAGTAAAATACTCGACGGCGCCACTGTGCCACACATCAAAAAGCGCAGTTAGTGGAGTCGCGGCAGCTGTAATAGCCACTTGGGCCCTGTATATTCCGGCACTAATGTGTGTGCCCGTTACGTTGAGGGCAGCATTGTGTAGGGTCATCTTAGACGCCGTGGGTGCTGTCGACCCGGAATACAGAGACATTAGAATATTGTTTGTCCCCACCGCTGGAATATTTACCAAACGGCCACGAACATAATTATAGAGATAGAGGTTATTAAGATTGTCAGCAGCAGGGGCGAGAGAACTAGAATAGAAGAAGTTCTCACGATCATCCTGCACGCGAGAATCCCAGCGGGCTTCTAAAACAGGCCGCTTAAAGAAGAATTCCGTCGAGCGAGCGAAAAAACGCTTCGTATAATAAGACTGGGTTGCTCCGTTGGGGTTGTTGATTAAAACCGAGGTATTCTGTCCTGTTGAACTAGAGAAGTAAGCTTCCTGGCTAGCTGTCAGTCGGAGGCCGACGCCGTAGTTAGTAAGAGATCCGCCGATCCACTTCTCCACCAAAGGAGTAATATTGACCTCCATGTTTTCATAACCCATCGGGAAGGAAACGTTATAGTTAGAGCCAGTTCGATAGTCCCCACCAATTGTTGTCCAGCTGGTGGTGTTGTTGGCCTTTAGCCAATTAGATGTTCCCAAGTCCTTGTATTCATCCATATCTAGACCGGTACCCTCAACCCATGATCTAGAAATGGGAGCAACCACGATATTAAACCCCTGTGGTAGTGTGAAGGGGTGCTCGGCATTAAAGACTTTAAGGTAAAACGATACGCTTCCGCTGGCGGGAATTGTGCCTGCGGTGCGAGCAGCGGAAATGCGAGTAACAGGAAAGTTTACAAGAGCGCGTGAAAGCTCTTGTGTGAGGCCAGCAGAGCCCGTTCCTTGGCCGTAGAGCGAGAAGACTGCAAGAGAGTCAGCATAGCCCATGTTAGAGCCCGTGCCGCGCGTTGTGAGGCCTCCTTCGAAGGCGTTCGTAACCGTAGTGTCAGCACTGGCTGTGTACCGAAAAATCGCCATTAGCCGATGGTTCCTTTAATGTCCACGTTTGGAAACTTAAGTTCAAAAATTGCTGTGGAAGGCGCGCGGAGGATATTACCATCGCTAGATAAAGCAGCCTCAAAATCAAAATTACTCTGGCTATATTGTCCCGCCTGCTTGGGAACGATTTCTATATACTGAACTCCCTGAACTCCTCGTACGCCTATTATCTCGCGCTGAATGTCGGCAATCTGAATAGATTCTCCTATGTCGAATTGATTTTCTTCATAATAAGCGTTTAAAGTGTCGTTAATTCTATTTAAAACAGTGTATTTGCTGCTATTTGCATCAATGGTGACGCGATAACTAATCCCAAAATTTATAATTTCAGCATCTAATATGTCTATTGTATCGTTAATCATGCGGTAACCGCCGAGCCACGTGGCCACATTCCGCTTTAGCGTTCCATTGGAAGCAATCAGTTTACCACTAACGTCAGTCGACACCACATACAAATTCAAGTTTTTCTTAAACTCGGCGAAATCCTTTACAATAGTGGCGCGATGAACTGACCCAAACTTGCCGGGCATCCCATATACAATGGACTGATAGTCTTGAGCTGTAACTGCTCGGTTCTGTGTCGCAAAATAGCTTATAACCCGTTGCTTAATTTCTTCAGAGGAGGGAAGAGCAATATCTCCCACAAAGGGCTCGTCATTCGTTACTTCCAAAGAAGATTCTACTGCCGTACGAGTAGCAGAAAGAAGTGTCGACAAGTCGCCCGAGAAGTTAAAAATTGGCGCCTGAACAGTCATAATAGAATTAATAGAAGCGTTTACGTCTGCGGTAGTATTAATGCGGTAAGCAATACGTAAGGTAGTATCAGCGGGAGCAACGCCCAGCTTGTCATTTGAAATAAGTTTGGTGGGATCAAAATCCGGGTCTGTTATATAATTCCTTCCGTGTAAGTCTAACATTAAACTTGTAGGATCTAAAACAGAATTGTTTAACAATTCTGAATCGGAGCCATGGCCAAACTGCAAGTATGATCTAGTGGAAGTTTGTTCGAGCACAAATCTGCGAGCTACCGGCACCGCTTTGAGAATATTTGGAACTGTCGAGCGAGTGGTCGCACTGTTGCGAATTGCTTTATAGATAGTATTTTGAGAAAGATTGTCTACTTGCACATATTCATGGCCCTCGCTATCAACGACACTAATAATGTCAGCCACGCGAGCATTACTTAACGGAACTTGTAAAAAGCGTTGAAATGCTCCGATTTTCACCTCCTCCACGGCGGCTCGACCAGAAACGGCGCGACCCAGAGCACGAATAATATAAGATGTTGCCTCTCCGGCTGCAGATGCCTCAGCAGCTACCACCTGGTTGCCGGCGGCGGCAAAATTAATGCTATCTATAAGAGTATATGCTCCTCCCCCCGTCGAGCCAAAGGTGGATCCAGCACCCAAAACTGGGGCATACTCTAGATCTGGGCCGCCGCCGATGGTGGCAGCGGGTACCTTTATATAAAACGTAAGGAGGCCATAAGATGAGGGGCTCGCGGGGAGTCTAAAACCAAACTGGCGGGCGTGGCGCACTACGTTATCATATTGTACCGAGGAGTCTAGAAAGCTTTCGTTTGCTTCGTAGTCCACATAAAAGGATAAGATATCCCCAATGTATGCCACGGTGTCGAGCATCAAAGATCCAAACGAAGCCTCACTAAAATCTCCATAAGTATTGGGATAATACCTTTTCGCATAATTTTCTAAGTCATTGCGAATTGAAGAATAATCTCTATTAGTATAATTTATAGCAGGCGGTTTTTTAGGCATTGTAGGTTTCCATCATTAATTAGTTGTCAAACTGTATTTCAAGCATTGTACTCGTCTGTAAAGGAAGTATTGTAAATTCTATTGCAATAGAAATATCATTTGGAAAAAGATCTGGTGAATTTTCAGGAACTGAAAAGTCTATCCTGTTGACCTGAATATACTTCAAATATCGTTTAGTTTGTTCCAATATACGGTCGTTGATCGTCTCATATGTGGAGGGGTCATTCAACTCAAAAAGATACCTCTTCACCCCCACACCAAAATCGGGATTCATCATACGTTCGCCCGGGTTTGTCAGCAGCAGCATTTTAAAGTTCTGTCGCGCTAATGAAACATAGTCGGTTATTAAGTTATATGGCCCAAAAACACTGTCTATTGTTAAGGGTAGTTTAGGTGAGATCCCAGATGACATAAAAATAATCCTCTATATAATTAACACTCACTTGCATTTTCGCCTGAAACATTATCCATTCCATCGTCCACGTCAAAGGCATCTTCAAGTTTGTCTTCAAGAAGCCCCTTTAGAAGCATCAATAGTAAGTAGACAATACCAAAGGGGCCCGGAGGCATACAAAGGAGGCCTAAAAATGTACCCGTAAAGTCGACGCCCTCTACTGTAATTTTGGGGAAGAAGTTGTCTTTAACTTCATCCGGAACATTATTTCGAAGGTCCCGAGGATCTTCCATGCCGGCCGTATATTTAAGGCCTTCCCAGCCCTCGCCCCCGGGGATTGTAAAGGGCTCCTTGGGGGGATTCCCGATAAAGACTGCGCCGGGGATTCCCAGGAGCCCAGTGCCCAAGAAGTTCTCGGAATCAATAGCAGGTAGGCGCCCCTCCGTCTCCTGTGCGGCAGTGCCTTCTCCCAAAACAAATCCTGCTTGGGTTGCCTTCATTGCCACAGCCAGCAGACAGAAAAGTATCCTTAAAACCCCTTCCCCATCTATATTGGGAGCAACACCCGGCATCATATTCTCGGCGCCGGGGGAGTCGTCGTACTCCGGAGAGTCGGGCGGAACCGGCATCTCTTTTAAGGGATTCAGGGCGCCCGATGTATCAATGCCTCCAGCCATTGTGCCGAAAGCAAACCCCGTAACATCTCTAACAATCTTCCAAATAGCCACGTGAGGATCAAGCATTTCGCTCACGCCCCGCAAAATTTGGATAGGAGTTTCAATAAGCATTTTGAGAATAAAATCAATAGCCGACTGTTTGAGGCCCGATAAGGGATCGTCGCTGTTTGCCATCATAGCAGCCTCTGCTTGAGGAGAAACTCTTTCCGGCTGTGTAAACCCGTCTTCATTGAGCACGGAATCTACAAAGATTTGAATGCACCTTTGTTTCGGAGCAAGGAGGAGTTTATCATATTGAGGGAAAAAGTTTGTAGTAAGATAGTAATTTTCCATTATGGGAACCATGGTGATGAGATCCCGATTAAACGCTTTCCCAAAATAGTCCTCAAAAACCGGGTCGGCGATAATACCTATTAATTCGCTATTGGTGGCCTCTTTACCGTAATCGCTAAGTTGAGTCTGGAGTATCGGCTCCTCTCGGGTTCCGTATTGAGTAACCCCATCAATTTCCATGAGGCCATGGCGAAGTTCGGTTTCACCAATTGATACCTGGTTGGCCAAGGGAATCCTAAGGTCTAGCCTGGACAAAACGAACCTTGCGGGGGGATTCACAGAAGATTGGTGCATCTCGGGGCCGCGGAGATGTGGCGCGAGGCCTATGTTTTTTGATAGCCGCGGCCGATCGGCCTGCGCAACTCCTCCATACTCATTGCCACTATGATTTCCGCAATATGGGCTATAATACACTATATCGTATTTAAGACCCACTCCCTCAAACTGGATGGGGCTCAAGGTTGTCGGGTCGCCGAAGATATCTTGGGTTACATTGCGCTCGGAGGCCCCGGCAGACTGATTGAATAGCATTTCTTTAAATAATTCTATTTCAATTCCATAGTTCTCTCCGGTTGTTGCTGTTAATATTTCTGGTACCGTACCATTTTCAAGGTGGGCAACGTTCTCCCACACTACTTTTCGCTCTAGCACAATTTTACCATACCGCAAAAAGGAAAAACCATCTATATCTCCAGCTCGTGCATCCATTTGGGAGCGCAATGAGCGCTCGGCAATCGTGTTTCGGCCCAGGTTCTGAAAATGTGTTTCGTTCCCAAGCAGTCCTGGGAAAACGCCAATACCACCGCCAGCAGCTTCGTTTACTTTTAGTCTAATTCGTTTCCCGGCCAGGTCGTCATCAACGGCCCAGGACTGCTTTCCTTGGCCTCTGGGACCGCTGCCAAAATTCATGGCTTCGAAGCCCAAAATGTCTTCTACAAAGGCTCGTGTTAACTTCTTTGGAGAAAGGTTTGGCGACGACTTCGTTACTGCATTGGCGACAGCTGTCTTAGACTTAAGAATACGCTGCCCGGCACAGAATTCCACTATAGCGGGGAAGTCTGGGGCACTAAACGTTTTGCCCGCGGGGAAAATGACATCGCCCGCCACATTGGTGAGGCCCCCTTTAGCAACTGCCGAAGAGCGCGCTGCCTTTTTAGTAAAATACTCCACCATCTTTCGACTGATGAGGGGCTGGCTTTTTACCATGTCTAAAACTTTTTCGCGAATCTGAATTGAGAGGAACTCTTTAGTAAGAGGAGACCCCAACAAATCGTCAACGTGGTAGGCTGAAAAAACAAAAATATTTTTAATGATAAATTGAGCAATATGAATTTGAATAAGTAACAGAAACATGCCATACCGGATGACGTCTCGTATCTTTCCTTCCATGCCCTGTAGACCGGGCGGCTTATCGTGACACAGAGCGTCGGCCATCTCGTCATTAAGTTCTTTCATGAGTCCGTTAATGTCTAGCAGATCGGCTACATCGTCCGGGAGACAATTGCGGTTATCATGGAAGAAGGTAAGAGAGTTAAGTTTTGTAATATCAAAAACTCCATTAGTTCTTATGTAGTTAAAGCTGCTTTCTACGAGCCCGGCAAAAGCGCTCGGAAACAACAGCGTATCCAAATCTCTCTCTAATAGTTTGTATGCCGTAGGAGTGCCATAAAGATCCGGGCTCTCAACCTCATACTGGGCCAGAATGGGGTCACTAAATAGGCCGATATACGGATTGACATTTCGCGCTGGTGCGAATCCCGGGGGCTCATCAATATTAAAATCTATGGCTGCCGAGGACGTCGGCAGCAGAGCCGAATTAAGGACAACCTGTACATATTGTCCGTTAGCTTCGGCCGAGGATTTCATTGGGTATGTGATACGCAAGGCATCTATATCAGAAGTTGTGTCGGCTAACACGGGCTCAAGTTTGGGGATGCCGCTACTATAAGTCTGCCCAGAACTAACCCATTGTCGTGGGCCCACGCGCGTGGGGAATTTAAAGCTCAACTTCACGGGCTTATATGAGTACGGGCTACTCATGAGCGGAGCCTGAGAGGTGAATTCGCCGGCGGTCACAAGGTCGGGGCCGTCGACATCTGTTGAGGCCCGAGGATTAAATAGAACACTAGAATAATCTTCTGTTTTTAAATAATTCTGGAATTTTTGAGTAAAGCGTCGAGGGAAAGAGTAAGTGGGAGCTACAGGAACTGGATTTTCCATTGAGTCCTGCAGGCCATTGATTCTGTCTTCAATCTCCTGCAGCGCATCCGCGAACTCGCCGTTTTCCATCAGCTTGGTCAGCACGTCGACAAGCACCTCTATTACATCTGCAACGGCGTCGGCTTCAACTCCCAGAATTTCACCCACATCACAATGTTCGTTCATTTCTTGAATGAGACTATCAATCTCTTCGAAGGCCCGGGACATACCATTCATTATGTCTTGTCCGACTCGGTTCATCTCGTCCAGTCCCTCACCCACAACGCCGGCGGCATCGAGGGTTGCGCCCATCAGTTGGCTTGATTGACTGGTCTCTATGTCGGGAACCTTTAGCGCCTGCTGGGCAGCACCGAGCGAATTAACAAAATCCATCTCGATTACCTCTACTACAGTTTGTAAGACAGATGGAATATCGGTATTTACCAATGCATTGTCCACATAGCCGGCTTTCGCCGGGCAATCTAAATTAATACGACCGCCAGGATTATCTAATTGTATACCGTTTTCAGCTATGTCGCGGAGAGTATCGTCGACATAGGGAGGCGCAATTTCTTCAAGTAAGCAAATGTTATCTAGATTTTCTACGTACACATCCGTAGCCACCTGATTGCAGAACTCCGACATATCAACAAATTCCGATAGGCGCGCGAAGAAGCCAAGCAGCGCAGAATAGGTATTCAGCGTACGTCGAATATTTAAGTTCTCATACGAAAGATTAAAATCTAGGATTTTCTCTACAGTAGCATAAGGGATCTCATCGCGATTTATAAAAAGATAACATATTTCTACAGAGCTTAACATAGGAGACAGGTCTGACAAATATTTCATCATTTCAGCGAAGGTGAGACCTTTATCTCCAAAAAGACTATCTAGGGCTGACTGATTAGATATGTTGGGGAGGTCCAGGTCTGGCATTCCTTGGTCGACGAGGGCGCCTAAATCATTCTCTCCGAAATCTTCGGCGCGCCCAGAGGTAAAGGGGCACACCTCTTTCAACAATGCGGCAAGTTGCTTAATTATCTCAAGGACTCCCTCCATTAGGGTGTCCAACATCATGCCAAGAATTGCCTTCCACATATCACCATCGATAGTTTTAGGTTTAAACATATCAAGATCAAGAGAGGGCATTGTAACCGTGGGACGAGGAGGGGCGGGCTCAAGGTAGAGCTCTTGTCCCGTTTGCTGAATAGCACTTGCGACAGCTGATGCCAGGCGCTCAAAGGCCGGCGCAAGGCCAAACGTCAAGCAGATAATGGCCTCTTTCGCTAGTTCCTGAATTCCGATTTGGCGTATTACTACGGCTAGCTTCGAGTCCTTTTTCATCCCGGGGATTGGAAAATCACCATCCAGAACCTTTCCGATATGTTTAGTGATATCCGCGGCCGTCTTGAGAACCTTTTTCTTTTCCTCCATGCGCACTTTTTTATAAATTTCTGGATTTTCCCGTACGCGTTGGCGATATTCTCTCAATTGCTTTACTCCCAACGGCCCGGACGCGCCGAGGAAGCCCTTTTCTAAATTTTTTACATCTCCAAGATCAATAATATTTAATTTGGCGGCCTCCTTAAGAAACAAATTTTTAAAATCTCCGGGTTTGGGGAGTGTCGAGAAATCAAAGTTATCCTCAAAACCAAAAGACCCCGGGGGGCTGGACGATAGAAAATCTACGAAAGAAAAGTCGGGCGAGCCGATGTCGCCCAGCATTTTCATTGTCTCCACCAATGTCTCATACATTTTCAACGTGTCAAGAGTAAAGGGGTCGCGCCAGCGCTTGTTCCACACTATGTTGGTCATATAGCCAGTGCGCAGGTGCTGGCGGTCGGGACCGAGTTCATTGACAGTATAGGACATTCCAGAAATTGCTGTTCCAGTTTCGTCCCACCCAAATTCGATGTAAATATTGTCAGCTTCTTGAAATTCTAATCCTGTAAGATCAACAGTACCCGACGCCATAGTAAAATCATTGCCGATGTCCTTAACAACTTCCATAACGATAATATTTAATATTTTCATCAAGGAGGATTGGATGGCCCCGAAATCAAGAGGATTCGGCAATGTGCCTTCGAACATATTCATCTGTTCGTTAAAAGAAGCCAACCCATCGTTAACAAGATTATTGTTGGATACCATAGACCCGATCTGCAAGGTGGTAACCCCTCCGCCCCCTGAAATCTTTTCGTCCATATTAAAGGCGCCTAGTGCAGAATCCAAATTTGGAAGGTTCTTCATCTGTCGCAATAAAATCATTAAAACAGACGGGTAGGGCACCACCAAAAATTGGGTATCGGTTGGGCCCATGTCGGAAGGCTCACTAAGGCCGTCGATTTTTTGAAACGCGGTAGCCTCGTGGGCCCCTGCCGGCGGATACCCAACGGACCGGGCTGCTACGTCTTTAAGTGTCTCTGCCTCGGCCTTTGTTATCTCAAATGATAGAGGAAGCTCAAGGGTTGCCAGGACCAAGTGCTTAGTCTTCTTCAGCTCCGGATTATGCGGAAAATAGTATACCGCGGTAACATTGTCTTTCAGGGTTTGTCGTAGCCTCCGATATGCAGCTTCGAATACGGGATCAAGGCTCTCTGTGTCTCCCTTGTTGCGTCGATGGGTGCGGTAATTAAGATAATATTCAGGAAAAAAATGAAGTATATATCGATCTACAGCTTTGCTTTTCACCGCTGGAAGTTGACCTTCAAAGTCTTCAACGTTCTCAAATTTATCAAACAACAGTTTAACTTTAACAGTAGTGTCACTAGGGTTCTCGCCTTTTACAATGAAGGGCACATTGCGGCCTCGCGAACGATAGCCGCCGGCATTTGCTTCTGCATCATTTAAAAGATAGTTGTCAATTGTGGACATTCAATAAATACCTAATTATTAGAGTTATAGGGACTCAAGATATTCAAAGGGCCCCCCTTCTCGTCGACCGTCTCTGCGCCGGTGGATGATAAAAATTCCATAATTACTTGATTAAGAGCAGCGTTCAATGACATACCGCCCGTGTCAACCTTCGTAACATTGTTAATAAGGACATTGAGCCCATCCTTCATTGTCAGATCAAAGTCGGGCGCAGTCTTCATGCCATAAAAGGGAGCTATGTGCGTGTGCTTAATCAGTGCAGTATGAAGCTTGCGAGTTTCTTTAACATAGGTCATCGTCGAGGAGACAAAGTCTTGAAGTACTTTCGCCAAAACTTCAAGAAAAATCCGAAGGTTCTCGCCTTTCACCATAGGCTGTAACGCTGCCGCATCATTACACGCCACCAAGTCGATGCCGTACCCGCTTGTAAGTGCGTCTCCGAGGCGGCCGCCTTGTGAGTTCTGCTCATCAGTTCGAGTCACAAGTTTTATGTTTTCGCGAGCGATCAGGCGGACAGTATCCGCTTTCACTGCAACGCAGGAGCGTGGCTCTTCTCTATTTGTGTTCCCCACGTGTCCAGGCTTAAGCTGAAAATATGTATCCACGTCTGCCATCTGACTCACGTAGATTCGAGCGGCGTCCAGCTTAAAATTAGAGTCAACCCTATAGGGCTGACACTTTCCATCAATCATAGTCTTCTGCGGGGTCTCCCACGGCCCTTTTGAGCCGCCGGCTCGGCCGGCCACAATATCGATGGCAGCGCAGTTGGTGGCATTGCTTCCGCCAAAGCCGCTGCTTTCAAGATTAGGACGATCGAGTCCCAAAACTATCCATGCATTTCCAGGATTGGGTGCATCGCCCGAGTTATAGACGGTTTCTCGACCAGGGAGTGCGTTAAACGACGGAGAATCAAAGTTGGTTCGGGCGCGGCCGTTAAAGCCTAGATACTCGAGTTTACCGTCGTCATCGAGGGCATCATAATACTCCTTCTGATCTTTACACATGAGACTCAAATCAATGAGTTTATTCTGTTTTCTTCTTCCCATTACACTAACTTTCCTTCCTTATAATTAGGTGTTCTTAAATATTTCATGCCGTTGATTAGGCTGTTGCCGACCCAAAAAGCGCGATCGCTTCGGAACTTCCTTCCAAGTTTTGTCTCGTCCTCTGCAGGGCGCTGATATAGACCTCTGGTTTCTCGTGCGCAGCATTTTTTCCTACATATTTGTAGAAAGACTCGCCGCGATAAACCATTTGAATCTTATCGCCGCCTATCTCGTCAAACTGAACCGGGACCCCGGCCCATTCCATTGCAATTGACTGGGCGGCTCCGACAATATCATCGCTTTGCCCAGTCAAATACAAACCGGCGCGACCCCTTCGATAGAGAAGCAGCTCAATGCCAAGGATATCCTGGGTAACATTGTCGTAATTATAAGATGTCGCACTAATGTCCGCAACTCTGATCGCGGATTTGAGCGTCCCTGGAGTTATCTGATATCTCCCCGATGCAAACAGTTGATCAGCGGCCATTTTGCTTTGGACCACACTAAGTTTTACATCTGCAGGGTCAGAGTCTCTAAACAATTCCTCACTCATGTTAAAAGCTCGATAGGTTCCTGGGTGGTTTCCGGCATCGTAACCCCGACGTCCGGATTCGGGCTTGGCGATCGCATCTAATATGGGCTTAAATAGTCTGTAGATTGGCTTTAGTTCGGCGTAAGTGTACTTGGGGCCCTTGTTCATCTGCCGCGGGCCTACTCCGGAGGGCTGTGGGGCTGGACCTCCTCGCTGGCCGCCTACGGTTGAGCGACTGGAGCCACCTCCATATCCCAAGGCGCCTCCATGGCCTCCCTTAAAAGCGAGTTCGCTGCTGTTTCCCTTCATTCCTGTCCAACGTAAAGGAATAGCCCCTTCGTATTCAATAATCATCGGATCCGTTAAACTAACTCTGTCTACATACCGAACCGTAACCAGGCCGCCAATTGGAAGTTGGCCATGTTTGGCTTCGACATCTGTTGTCACATAAACATCCGGATATGTTTGCAGTACCGGATCTGCTCCGTCCAGAGGATAAGGCCGGGATTCAAGTTCGGGGATATATACCTTATACACGAAGTATGGAGCATCAACAAGAGTGCCTTTGGAATTAGATGTATCCAATGCGATCAGGATAGAGGCCTTCTTCTGAAACGCAGCCCGGTTCGCTTGTCTTTTTGATACAACCACCCCTATAAATCTTCCTACCTTTTTAAGAGAATCAGGAGTATAAAGATCGGACATAGCTTGTCGGAGAAACTGCAGAGAGTTATCACGTCGTGGATCTCCCTTGTTTCCGAAGCCTTCGCCAAAGTTATTAAGGGTTCCAAATTCTAGGGTATTTAAATCAAATTTAGCCATTGTTTTGTTGCTACCAGCCCATCTCTTCTTTCACCATTTTAGCTATAATCTTATGGGCCGCATCGTTGGGGTGAAGGAGGTCGGCGTCATATTCGGGTTTGAGAATAAACTTCTCCGGATCATCTGACGTGTAGTTCACCGTTCCCACTGGCGCCCAATCAACTACATAATCAAAAGAGCCGCCCTTAATAAGTCGATTATATTCTTTGGTTCCCAGTACGATTCCGCGGCCGCTGCGGGTCAGCTTCCAGCCGCTTGGCTTCTCGGTATTGGATGGGTCTGATGTTATCCACCCTCTTTTGAGGCCCCAACCAGACCATCCCTGAATCGTTAGCGCTGCCGTTTTGATCCCGGGAAATTTACTTTTTACAGTATTGACTAACCCCATTAATTGATTATAAGGTGTCTTGCCGTTTCCATTTGCTGCAAGGGAGTTCGGACCCACAAAGAAAAACACATAATCGTAATTCTTATCGCTAAAACACTCCCCATCTTCAACAGCGGTGACGAATTGTTTTTTAATATATGCGATGGTTTTGCCGCTGGAGGCGAAGCGGTCCATTTTTAAATTGTGATCAGACGCATAGGAGCTCCACCATCGAGTATAAGATGCTCCAATGGCCAGTGCGTTGTGGGGGTTTCCTTTCTTGGAGGGTACGAACATCTCGCAGCCCTTGGGAAGCTTCTTGGTCTTCTTTTTGGAATTAGACTTATACGTCTTCCGCGTTAATGACGCGGCATCGGACCACTCGATAGCTACATTACCATCATAGCCAACAATCATAGGATCCAAAAGATTTTCCTTGTCGGCATATTTAACATAGGCCAGACCTCCCATGGGCAGCTCTCCATATTTTAGCTCCACATCAACAGACACATAAACATCCGCATAGGTCTGGATAACCGGGTCTTTTCCGGACAAGGGTCGTGGGCGTGCCTCAAGTTCGGGGATATATACCTTATACACGAAGTATGGAGCATCCACCGAAACAGTATCGGATGCGCCGGAGCCGGCCCGAGATAACTGTAACAATACCGATCCCTTTTTTTGAAAAGCGGCTCGGTTCACCTCTCTTTTACCCACCACAATTCCTTGAAAAGTTTCCACTGAATTCAGGCTCTGAGGGCCATATGTTTTCTCTAGTGCTCGATTTAAAAGCCCTAGAGAGTTATCCCGGCGAGGATCTGCATCTCCCCCTACTCCTTCCTTGAAGCGGTTAAGGGTACCAAAATCTAATTCACTAAATCGAAATCCACCGGACATTAGCCCCACTTCTCCTTTACGCGGCGGCGAGTAATAAGGCCTTGCGGATGTTGAGGATCTGCATAGCCTGAATTGACTTCTGCTGTACGCGCAGTGCCAATTACATAACTATCATCCTTCCCGATAGCCGCAGGATAAAATACAATAAAATACCAATCAACCTCTTCAGCCATATTCCCCCTTTTGTTCTTCTCAAAATATTTTTCTACAAAATCCAGTTGTTTATCGGGGCCCATAGTCAGCAACGATTCCACGGTGGTACCTAGGGAGCCGGCTGTTCCGGCTACCGAGAACTCAGGCATAAACTGAATCAGGCCAGTGGCGGCCGTATCATGATTTATAGCATAGGGATCAAACGTGCCACTCTCTTTCTTGAAAATCTTTTCAAGAGTGCTAACTCGCATCCCCAGCCTAGATGCAATTGCATCAATCTTGTCTTGAAATTTCGCCTTCAGCGCTGTTTGATCCTTTGAAGAAAGAATGGCATTACTAGTCCAGCTGCTGGTGCTCTTTTTAGAAAGTGGGCCCGGGAGACCGCCGCGGGCCGTGTTATTGGTCTCTCCTGTAGATAAAAACATCTCCTTCCGGATCTCTTTAAGTCTTTTAGCCTCTTTCACCATCTTCTTTTGATGTGATGTTGATCCCCGGGGACGGTCGCCGCCGGCACCCCCAAGCATACCAGTAAGAGCCCCTGCGCGGGCTTTGGTGCCACCTTTAAACGCTGCCTCATTCGCATTGCCTTTCATGCCATCCCATTTTAAAGGAGAGGCTCCCTGATATTCCACTATTACGGGATCTAAAAGATTTTCTAGGTCGCCGTACTCTACGGACACGAGGCCGGCAACAGGCATCTCTGCATATTGCATATCAACGTCGGTCGAAGCATGTACATCTGCGTAGGTTTGAAGAACTGGGTCATCCGCACTCAAGGGATAAGGCCTTGATTCAATTTCCGGAATGTACACTTTATAAATAAAATAGGGCGCGTCCACCGAAACTGGTGACGGGGTGGAATCCGAGGAGGGGCGCCCTTGGGCATATGCCGTAATGAGGGGCCCTTTTTTCTGAAACATCGCCCGACTAACTTGACGTTTAGCAACGATAACCCCATTAAAGCGCTCGACAGTTTCGAGGGCGTCTCGGCCAAAGGCCTTTCGTAAAGCATCATCTATCAGGTTTGCACTAGATTGCCGTCGCTGGTCTGCGCCCCTGTTTGTAGTTGTGTCGCGGAAATTGTTTAATGTTCCAAACGACAACTCATCAAGAAAAAAGCCGGCTGGTCGATCACCCATTTTCCTGCTCCTCATTCAAAAGATCAAATAATTGCTCTTTGTCGTCGGCACTTAAACCGTGCTGGTGGGCTTTTTGCTTCTGAATGAGGCCGGCGAGTTTAACCATTTGTTCGTTGGAGCGCTGAAGGTTTTCAACATACTTGGCTGCAATGGGGCCAAGCTCTTTGCGTGATGCGTCCGACACCTTCATATCATTAATGGCATCCATAAGGAGCGACTTTGCCATGGCCCGGTCCTCACGAATATTAGTGGTTGTTTCTTCTAGATAATCATCTAGACTTAAATTTCGCCGCTTTCCCATTTGTTTTTAAATACCCTATATCTTTTTCTCAATTTATTGAGATTATTTACCACCTGTTTTGTGTTCAAGCCGGTGATCTCTCTCAAGTACAAGTAAATAGCTTTTTTATTAAAAATCTCAATTGTATCTGCCGAATCCATCAAAATCCGAACTGCCATGAGGACCTTTTTTTCGTTTTCTTTTAACATAAAAGAATCCCAGGTGTTCATTTCGTTTCCAAAAGACTTCCAAAATTCGAGTTCATTTCTTTTTTCTTCGTAAGTAGGTTCTTTAGAAATAAGATCTTCGTCAAGCTCGTTGACCATATCCTCTAAAAACACTTCGGTTCTGTTGCGTTTCTGTGTTCTTTTGACTTTATGAATAAACCAATTTTTGGTTACTACTGAAAAATAGGAGAAGGCTTTAGATCCCTTGTTGGGATCATACTTGTTTAGTATTGTCGTCAACCACACCTTGCAATCTTCTTTAAGATAATCGATGTTCGGCAACGTTGTGAACCGATAAGTATAAATTATTTTATCCACCATTTGATCAAAGGCTGGCTGAATATATGCAATATACAATTCGGAGCGTAACTGTCGGTCTGTCGTATTGGCGTATTTCACAATAGCATCTTCGTGCACTTTTGTAAAATAATGATTTTTTTTAGACTTGCGACGCTTCTTCTTGGGCTGCATCCAACTCCTCCTCTATCTCACTATCAATTGTATACACAAAGATCTCGCGGAATCCTTCTATTTCTTCGTTTACCTCGCGGAGACGAAATATCAATTCCTCAATCATGGGCTCGCCAGTAAAGCTGTCCATACTATAAAGAGACGACACAAAAACTCGAAATGCTTTAATGGTTAAAAATAAATCCGAGAGATTGGCAGAAACATATAATAGTTTTTTTAAAAGCGTGGCGAGATACCACCCTAAAAAAACATTCGCTACCAACGAAATTCCTAATATCACACTCATCATTCGTCGTACCTCCCTAACGTATCCTTATGGCGCTCAAGGTCTTCGCGCGCGTCCTGGATGAATTCTTCTGTCACGGTACCCACTTTCGGGGCGGCTTTAGCTTTGGGAGTTGTAAATCGAGTTAATAGTTTAATTAAGCTGTTAACTTTATTACATTTGGGACAATCGTGGCGAACTTCCTCTGATAAGTGGAAAATCGTAGATAACTCTTCGCATTCGGTGCACCGATAAACATATCGAGGCATCACTATTTCTCTAAATTAATAAGTCTTTTGTGAATGTCGTTGAGATGAGATTCTAGATTTCGGGATTGTTCGGACAGTGCTTGTCGCAACATCGTATCTATGAGTTCGCGAGCGTCTCCGGCTGTAATATATGTCGGGCCTCCAACTATTTTTTCGGGGCTCTGGGTTGTTGTCCGTTTAGTTCTCCGTGTAACCATTTTAATTAATCTCCTGATTGGTAGTGTTGTCTGTTTCGGTGGCTTCGACGCCAGTTAAAGAAACAATGGGCGGGTTAGTGACAACTAGTTCGCCCGTTTTTGTACCCCACCGCTTTACGTCGGGGGATTTCTCGAAATCCATCTCACTTAAAACAGGTACAATATCGCTCTGCTCCATAAGAGATTTCTGAAGCGCCATCATAAGAGCTCCAATTGCTTGATTTGATAATTTCATTTATTTTTTCTCCTTAAAAAAGTTATCAGTATTGATGTTCTTGTCATCAATAAACAGGTCATAAATGGGCTTGCCGAACATCAAATCATGATATTTGACCCCCCACTTCTTAAATTGTTGTTCCGTGGTTTCTCTCCAGTCTATACCGGAGCCGGTTCCGCGGGCTGTCCAATATATGATGGTATTACCTTCATCATACAGTGAATTTATTTTGGTTATTCTATCCAAATGTGGCACAGCTTCTCCATATTCGCGCGAAGGAGGAGACTCACAAATTGTCTCGTCAATGTCAACATAAATGATCATTAATAAATTCCAAACGCTTTAGAACGGTACTGAACCGTTAGTTGTTGTCGGATTGTGCCGGGTAGTGCCTCTCCCCTTTTATGAAAGCCACGTGTATTAGCTATTATAAGAGTGTTGGCAGCCCCTGTCAGCCTAACTATATCATTATATCCTATTCTTTCTAGTTCTTGAAGCTCTTCTTCTTCTGTGGATCCTTCTAATATCCGAAAGGGGCCTGGGCGGCCACCTTTTTGCACCCGGGTGTGCCATAAATCGCTTCCCGGGGAGATCATCGAGGTCTCCTGTTCCCACTGAAGCCGGCGTCTGGTGAGATGATGTGAGCCTTTTACGAGGGTGAGTGGGCCGCTCTCTTTGTCAATATCCCCTAAATATAGCCACATCTTGCATACAGGGTGAAACGTATCCGTATGAAAGCGGTATTGAGGGTCAGTTCCGTTGTGCTGGAGGTTCCAAAATTGAGATCGGGGTACCCCGTTGGGAGCATCGTCAGAGAGGCTTCGAATGTGGCAGCATTTTTTTATAAGCGTGTTAAACTCGGGATAACGTAAGAAAAAACGGTTATCGTTAAAGCCGATTTTCATAGCCAGGTTGTTTTGAGTCTCAGACTCAAATCGACTTCGAAGGCTACGGAACTCATCCAAGGGTAAAAAATTACTTATCTTTATATAGCCATTTCGATTATACAAATTGGCGGCGTCATCTAGGGCCGGGTTTCGTCTGTCATGTATACGTTGGGCCAATAAAACACGATAGAGGTGCAGCCCCAGGAAGTTTAACTCGGACGTTACAAATTTTTCATTGCTATACACCTGTTCCAAAAAAGTGGAAGGCTGCTTTTTGAGTTCCCCTTTCAGTTGAGATAGAGGGTGCCCCACCACTTCCGCAAAAAGTGACCGGTCCCGATCGTCTAAAAACCTATCATCTGTTAAATTATTAATAAATTCCATATTCTCTTACCTCGCTATAGCATAAGTGGATCGTTGAGTAGAAATATAACAAATCTCTATATCATTAGCCAACATGTGACTCCGAAACTGGTGTTCGACACTGTCTCCCCATTTTTCCCAATTTGCCACGTATTTTGGGTGAGGATCATAGGGGACCTCATGGTCCACCAAAGAACTGAATATATCCATTACCTTGGGCGTTCCAAACACGAACCCATCGCAAAAGTATTCATCCATAAAAATCATAGGAGGAGAGCAACCGAACCCACCAAACACAAATATTTTATTCTCCATGTTTTCTAGGCCGCCAACCGTCTTAACAATTGATTCCATGTTGATTCGCACTCCGAGAACAAAATCAAATCGTGAACGAATCACCAAATCGTAATCCTTGTTCGATTCTTTGCGCAACTCATTACATTTTTTTAATTTGTAGAGCTGTCGTTTCCGCATCCATTCCCATTTTGTCATGTCTGTGTCGTGCGTGGTGTCCCCCACCACCTCTTCTTCGATAGCGCACGAAACGAGGTTCTCTCCAAAACATTGGTCAAAGAGGTTCTTTATTAAATCTTCTGTTACCTTATAAATAATTCCATAAGTTTTATAATTCTTCCTCCATCCCACCCCTGCCGGCAAGTAAGGCTGTGCTTCGGTGGCAGCCTGTAGGTTTACCGCAGCGTTGTCCTTTTGACTTACAGCGTTAGAAGTGTAGCAATATACATCACAGTTATTAGCATCCAAGAAGGTATGCCTATGATTGGCAATTGCTTTATGAAGACCACCAACTTGGCCCGAATAACATACAGCTATTTTCATCTCTCTTTAAAGTACTTTCTCCGGACGGAGGGGCAATCGTCGTGCCAGTTCTTACAAAACTTTAATTTGTCTATCATGTTCAATTGTTCGAGGTGATAGATACACTGGCGGTGGGCTGAAATTTTCCACGGCACCCCGGGGGCGCCGGGGCAGTTGCCGGGGAGACAAGACTCATCCTGTCGGTCATAGAATGTTGCAAATTTATCCATATTGTCAGAGTTCGAAAAAAACCACATGCCCATGAGCCCCTCATGGTTATGAGGATACCCTACCCATTTGGTTTCAAATTTTAAGCCAGAGTCCGACAGCTGCCAATATTCTACGTCACTTAATTCCCTGCCATTCAAATATTTTCGGGGCCAGTTTTGCGTCCAAAAATATTCTTGATCGTAATCTTTAAATATTAAATCCGTCTGCCATGCTAAATCAAACCGGGCCAGCATAACACAATCATATTTAAAGTTATTCTCTTTCTCGTACTCGCTCTTTAATTGCATAGCCTTTTTTCTACTATACCAAAGACTGTAATGTGTTTGTTTTCTTACTTCATCAGCACCAGGGGGACGCACGTGAGCGGGAATATCAAATATGCGCTGCTGTTCGATTATATGTTTCTTGGGTTGGTACGCCTCTAGAATTTCCTCCTGCACCCCAGTTGACCAGGAATGAACAAAAATATCAACATCATTTTTGTCGATAATATGTTCCCTATAAAGAGCAGAGCTTATCTCAAAACATTTTTTAAAGTCTCCGACTAACTCCTGACTCTTCCCTCTGGTACTTCCTACAAGTCCGCTGAAACATATCGCTGTTTTCATATTCTTTTCCTCTACCAATCCTTTTAGTTGCCCCTATAAGCAACAATCGACTCAATCTTTTTGGCCGTGTTAAATTTAATAATATCTACGACCGGGAGGGCTTCAGTATCGTCAACAACAATCAGCAATTCAGCAATAGCTGTCAGCCCACATACATAAAGATTTTGTACCCTAACTGACAGGTCTCCAACGAATTCAAAGATATCCGTGTTCGCCTCTAGAACCGACTCCTTGCCGTCCACGCAAATATTCCAGTCTTTCAAACTTACCGAATCATGGAACATTTCCGCGAGAGTAGCTATGTCTTTATTTTCAAACGCCGAAAAATACGAGCGTGCAGTTTCTTCTAAATTCATGTTTATTCCTTATCAACCAGCATACGTCAGCATTCTCTCTGCTTCACTGGTTCCGTATTTATCAATATAATACTTCTCCGACAATTTGTCAAAGATTTGATTTCCTTCTTCATCAAAGACTTCAGCCTTCTTAATATCGGGATATAAAGATTCATCCATCGTCACATACAAAGGAAACACCCTTTGCAAGCCAAGCATCTCATCCGGTTGCAGGTATGGCTCTGGCATTGTCAAAATAGATTTTTCGATAAACGATGTGGCCTGCAATGTTGGGTCTAGCCAGCCCTCGTCGATGGCATTTTGGCGCAGAACAGTACCCCGATAGGGTGCGAAAATGTTAACAGCCAAAGAGTCAAATGTCTTCACCTTTTTGGCTAGCTCGATAGTATCAAAGATTAGGGCCCGAGTTTCGTAAGGCATGCCAATAATAATATTCATTGAATAGGGTACCTTGAAGTCTCCCAATATCTGGGCCTTCTCAACGATTAGCTTGTTGCTGATGTTCCGAAAGAGCCTTTTCTTTCGAAATTCCTCGTTTCCGTGCTCAAGCCCAAAAGACATCCGGTACAGCCCCACGTCGCGGAGCCACGCTAGCTTGTCAGCATCTATATCTTCAAACCGAGTTTGACACCAAAAAGGCATCTTAAAGTCTTTGTACATCTCGGCGAATTCTTTGATCTCTTTTTTGGGGCGCGCCATAAACGCATCATCGTTGATATACAAAAAATTAGGCTCATATCGATCGACCATAGCCTCAAGCTCGCGCCTTAAGGTATCCATAGTCTTGCGTCGCGTATAAAGGCCCTGTTTCTTTTCCTTGGCCAACAACACCTGCTTGGGGGAATTACAAAAAGCACATTTATAGGGACAGCCTCTATAGGTCTCAATCGGCATAGCTTTCCAAATTTTTGCCCCCAACGGTCGTAAGAAGCGCTTCTCGTCAAACAATGAAAAATCAGGAATTATATGATTAATGTCTATCAAGGGTCGTGGATCGTTATTACGGACAAAGCCGCGGCTGTCCTTTGCTCGGGTGCCTTTAATATTAGTGGTAGACTGACCGAGCCGGACAGCCTCACAAAATTCAACGATTGTTTCTTCTCCCTCTCCTTCCGCTAAACACTGAATATGGGGGTCAACAATCATTTCCTCCGGGGCCATGGTGGGGAAAACTCCGCCAATGATTGATTTGACTTCCGGATATTCAGCTAAAGTTCTTAATAAGTCTTGGGCCTGGGGCCAGGTATCCTCAACCAGTGTTGAAATAATGACCGCATGCGGGTTATATTCTTCTACCTTGGCACGGAAATCACCCAACAAGTCAGTCTTAGGTTGGCCAAACAGTTTTATAGGATCATATTTACGACTTGCCATAAGCTTATTAGCTCGTGTTGCACTAGCTGACTCATCCATCGCATCGGCAATCTTCTCTTCTTTCTTCTGCCCTACAAACTCATATGTGGGCATATAAGGGGTACAGTCAAACAGGTCTACGTCATACTCTTGGTCTTTCAATATTGCCGTCCATAGCCCTATCGCATATGAGGGAGTAAGCATCATACTTAAGTTAGGATAAACAATTAAGACTCTGAAGTCTTTTCTTTTTGGTTTTTTATCGGGTGCTTTCATGGTTCTTCCTTGCAGTGTTGTACCACCAAAAGAATGCCTTTTAGTTTTGAAACCAAGGCAGAATGGATTTTGGAGTCAATCTCGGGGATTTCATTCTTCAAGCGAATAAAATCCGGATGCGAAAAGACATAATGGCCACTGACGTTTATTATATCTTGTCGTGCGCTCTTTGTTAAGACGAAATCTGAAGGCATCCACTTCTTCCACCGCTTTGATTCATAGCACAAATTGAAAAAACGATCTAACTGCTCCTCTGTCTGAAGTGCTTCTAATATACATTTTGTTTCGCACCCTCCAAATTCGGGGGCTATGTTCAGGCCGTCTAGGCCGAGTGCAAAGCGTTTCTTTATTTCTCCCGGCGCGAGGAAGTCTCCGTTGTGCTCCTTGCTTTTGAGGCTATGGTTGGTGCAAACCTCAATCATTGCTGCGCATCGGCGCTCATCGAAGACTCCAATGTTCTCGGTCCCCAGCAGGGCTGTTCCTCCTTGTATAACAGCGTATTCTATTTTTTCCCACAAGGCCGCATTAAGCTGTCCTTTAAGTATTTTTAAAAAACTATCTAACTCTGCCGTCTCATATCGTCGAATAGCCTCTTCTGTTCCCACCTCATAACGACAGCTGGGATTGTAAGAAGAAATATATTCTATCATTTCGATGGTGTTTTTTGCCGCCTCTGGAACGGTTTTAAACTTTTTCCATGGATCAACATGAATCAAATCAAAAGAAGAAAAAGCATCATGGAGAAAAGACTCGCGCCCGTCGTCGCTAATGTCTCCCTGTTGGGCTCCTCCGTGATCTCTCTGTAGCACTACGCGGGGGGCCCGTGAGCGCACGTACTCTGCAAACTGTTGAGTTGTCCAGTTATTCACATAGCCCCCACTATATTCGATTTGGCGACGCGATGGGATAAGACCAATAGAAAGATTCTCCTCGTTGCTGACTGCGATGACCGCATCCACCACGTTTTTACTCATCGGGCCTATAAAGATGTTAGGCATTACCGGCCCTCTTCCTGCAATAAGGTGAACAGCTGGTATTTGCCCAGGTAAAACAAGAATTCTGAATAGGGGTAGTGGTGAAGGGCTGCAATATTTAAATATATTAGTGCTGTTAAGAGCTCTACCTTATAATAGTCATATCCGGAACTGACCACAAAGTCTTTAAATATCTTTTCACACTCGACGAGCTTCTGGTTTCGTAGGATATCAAAACTCACGATTCCGCCGTCCTGCTCGATCACAAAGTTATTTTTATCCACCATCTCATGAGGCACGATCAAGCCGTGTAAAAGTTTGGCAAGGTCATAATAGACATCCCCGTATTCTTTTATATCAGCAAAATTCTGCCTCCAATCGAGTAAATAAAAGTCTCCATTTTCAGCCACTAAAATATTTTCGAAATGCAGATCTCCATGGAATGTGGCAGCTTTCCCATCCGACAGTCGCTTCCAATCGACCTTTTCTAAAAGATCAAAGACTTTGGGTATCTTTATGGAATTAATAACATCGTCTGAATCATATCCATTAAAGCGAGTAAAATATTGAGATATGCGGGATTTCGTCTTATCATAATAAAAATTTAAACATTTCTTTTCAAAGGTGGCCCGGGCTTTATCGTTGAGAGGCGCCGGCACCCAGAAATCATTCATCCAATTTAAGAACTTCTGAAACAGGGGCCGAGTGACCACGCGCGACATGGTTGCTCCGTTTATCAATTTGTAAGCATAGATGTTTGTTTTAGTGTCGGTTACCTCCGGAATGTAGTTTTTAATATGGGCGGCGCGGTCGACCCTATCCTTGATGAATTTTTCGTCTGCGCAGTATTTAACGGCCTTATTATTAACAAACCAAATAGCTTCATTTGGTTTTTCTAGAATATGAGGAGAGTCCTTTTTAGCAAAAACCTGTCGGGTAATCTCTAGATTTTCAACTATTCCTGTGTCATACCAAGAGAAGTGAACTGCACCAATAGGAAAACTCTTTTTCAAGAGTTCCCGAAAAGCGTAGGATTCCCCTATTTTAATAGAGCCGTATTTAACCCCATCATTCATAATCTTCCAAAAAGATTTATAATCATGAATACCGGCGAGGCCGATATAAGGGTTCGTGTTTACCCCTTCGCCCTTTTCGTAGATCTTCTCAATTAAATTATTATTTACCTGAACTGTTCTATAGTGTACCCCTGATTCAGCCTCAGAGTATCCCATCCAGTTTTTATCAGGTAAGGGAATTTTTTCTAGGACCAGGGTGTCATTGGGTGTAAAAATAAAAGGACACTGCAAATGTTTCTCGCACTGAAGAATTGTGTACCCTAGGCCGCTAGACGGGCCGCAGTACGGGTCGATATCGACGAAGGTAAGTTTTCGATCAAAGTGTGCGACCTTTAAATAATCCCTTAATAACGCTCCCTTATATCCCAAGGCAACAACTATTTCTACGTCGCGGGGATACCTCTCAATAACATGAGATATAACAGGCTTGTTATCAACCGAAACCATCGCTTTATTAATGTTCTTGGACAGATCGCCAAGTCGGGTTCCCAGCCCGGCAGATGGAATTAAAACCTTATATTCCATCAGGGAGTCCTATTATAATCGTCCTGAAGTCTTACAATATCATCTTCACCGAAGTAGGTGCCACACTGTACTTCAATAAAGATTAAGTTTTCAGTTCCACTGTTCTGTATGCGATGCTTGGCCCCCACTGGTATGTGTATGTGGTCGCCAGGACCGAGGAAATGCTCTTTGTCATCCAGGGTCACCGTGGCTGTTCCCTTAACAACGGTCCAATGTTCGGAGCGCTTATGGTGGTATTGATAACTTGGTCGCTGACCCGGCAAGACCGTTAGCCTTTTTACCTTACAATAATCCTCATCGAGAAGATTTTCAAAATGACCCCATGGTCGGTCTTCTCTATAAAACGACATCTTTTATCCCCTTGTTTCTTGGTAAATTAATTGCCATGGCAGTCGGGATTTCGGACGTGGGCTTAAGATCGTTTATTAAAATGCGAGTGCCTCCGCCGAGTCCCATGACAAGTATATCATAGAAAATTCCCATTTCTTCGAGACATTCTTCAGTTTTTTTTCGCAAGCTTTCGCGGCGACCGGTCACCAAGATGATATTATACCCTTTAGAATCCCATTCCACCAGCTTTTCGATAGTTCCGTCTAACAATTGAGGGCCTGATGTCGAAATTTTGGATAGATCACCTTGATGTTTGAGCAATGTCCCATCAATGTCGCAAAAAATAGTTTTAGGGCGCGCGTTATTCATCTATTTTATAGCCCTCCATGCAACCTCGGGGTTTGGGTTCACCGAGCCGGGAACATCGAACCCAGTAGTATACGCTCGGCTTGCATAAGAGGGTGCTTTCTCTAGTGTCGGCTTTACACGAATATTTATAACATCACGATATCCTTCTACAATTGAGTTTGCGCGATGGATAGCGTCGTTAGAGAACGAGTACGTTTCTCCTATCTTTCCCGTCACCTTTTGAGGTGCGCAGCCTTGTTGGACGAGTTCTTGTAGCTGCCCCTCAGTAAGCCTGGAACCATTCGGTGCTGCTAACCACATTTTTGTACCTCTGCGCGAGGGTGGGAAGATAATGCCGCGTCCGTGGGGGTTGGTCATATATTCAAATGGGGAGTTTAATTCAGTGACGTCAGTTAAGTAAATAATATTTTTGACTATTTCTGCCGGGTTGTTATCATAGTGCCACAGATAAGAGGATTTAGGCGCCTCCAGCTTGGCAGTACGATAGATATAAATTTTGTCCACATATAAATGACATCCAAAGCGTTTTTCTTCAAGATAAGGAACCAGAGCGTCACAGATCGTATGAATCTCGTCTGCATATTTCCATAAATTTATATGCTTGGTCATGACAGGATCGGCCGGCATTAAGTCAAAATCTTTTTTCACACCTGCAGACAAGGAGAGAACATTCTCTATATAGGATTTGTCAAAGCTTTCTATAGGAATGCGTACTACTGGATCTTCGTATATAGTCTCTACCGGTGGGGCCGGGTGGGGCCACACATCGCGGCATAAAAGATAGTAATCAGAATAGTTCATTTAATCTTATGCGCATAGCAAACAAAATTGGCTCTATAGCCACTAGAATAGGCGTCGTAAACATTCACAAGCCTTACTTTATTAAAGTGCTTTGAAAGTATTTTATAGATCTCTTCCAAACTAATTAGCATAGTAGGATGATTAACGGGCGTTTCAAATGCAAAATAATTACACTTGGACGCTATATTAGACAACGTCTTATCCGCGCCCTTGAGGTCATTATAAATTTGATGTAATACCGATGCCGCAATGATTAACTCATACTTCTCTGCGGTGTTCTCTAAAAATTCTACGGCATCCTGTTCCAGAAACGTAACATTGTCATACTGCAATATTTCTTTAATATCCGCGGCAGCTTCGAGGTCTTGTTTTGTAATTTCTAGGCCCGTAACTTCCGAGGCGCCATGGATGGCTGCTTGAAAACTAAAGAACCCCTGATTTGATCCGAGATCGAGAACTTTCTTGCCTGCAACCTTGTTGAGAGGAGCAAATGGAAGCTTGCGATACGAATCATACAAATCCGTAGCTGATGCATATCCTTCAAAAACCGCTCCATTGTCAAATACGAATCCTTGATAGATTCTTCCCTTCCACTTTTGCCCTCCGACGGAATCAAGATTGTCTGCATAACGTTGAATCATGGCTTTATAAGTGTTGTTAAGGTCTTCCACGGAGCGGCCGTTTGATTTAAAAAGATACCTCTCCGGAAACTCTCGAAACCGATGAAAGTCGACGACTCTACCATTAATAATATTGCACGGCTTGTGCCATTCATCTTCGGGGAGCAATTGATAATTATTTAGATCGCGAATACATCGCTGAAGATGGAATGTGGCCGCTGGCAGCTGCTTTTCTATAAAGGCCTTGTCGCCCGGGGGAAGATACGAGTCTTGAAATCCGACTTTCCCGCTAGTTGTGGCCGTAATATTCTCGACACAAGCCATAACAAAACTTTCCTCATCCGCCTGGACCAGTTCTGCCCACTTAATCCCTGGAAACATTAAAGATTGGTGCCCAGCAATTTTGCGCACCGATACTAACGTCTCTTCTAGGCTGTGGTATTTGCTGTTGTCTTTAATAATCTTAAAGCCGTATTCCCCACAGGGCAGCCACACAGCATCATCTCCATACGTTCCGGTGCCGGAGTAAGACTCCTTATCAATCGTTACGTCAAAATCCAATACTTTAGGGTTGTCTGCCGCGGCGAGTGAAGATATCTTGACAGATTTCCCTTCTTTCCGAATGGTGATATTAAGGCTCTTAAAGTTATCACCGTTCTCTATACTATACATCTAATTTTCTTCCTGTAGGGTTATCTTGACTTTTCTTTCTGTCAGTGGTAGGGTATTGATTCTAACGTCTTCATAAACCGAATCGCCCGGAATATGTGTCGTGGAAATCTCTTCTATTACACAACCAGAATCGCTTGCAAAACCGTGTTTAACACCGCGGTTAATAAGAATCGGATCGCCCTTTTTCATCCTCACTGCTTTGCCGTTGAGAGTAAGAACACAGTCCCCGTGCAGCAGTTCGAACGCCTCCTCTTTTTTAATGTGGTGATGAACAGGGTGGGTTTGTCCGGGGAGTACAACAATAAGCTTTTTGCAATATTCGCGGTTTACCTTATCAATAATGAGGGCGCCCACTTTGCTGAAACTTTCCAGACCATAGTGAGCAGATATCTCCACTGGCTCCTTCCCCGAAAGGGGAATCCGGGCGGTCCTTAAGGCCTCTAGAGTTTCCGCCACAACTCTCTGGATTATGGACTCATCTTGTTGAGTCCGTGCAGAGGCACACAAAAGCGGCCTTCCCGCCGTGATGCTGGTGGTCGCGACCATCTCCAGCAGTTCGGGAATAGAGGATACATTAAATTGCGCCTCTTGACAGGGCATTGCATAATAAAAGTCATCAGCTGTGAATGAGTGGCCCGGGAGAACTGTCTCTTTGAGATAGACCCCGCGTTTGAGGGCCCCTAGCGACGCCACTTCAGTTTCGGATGTGCCATACAGGGCGGCGACTGTTCGTTGTACGCTTTGAATGGCTTCTTTCATTTGGGCCGGGGTATTGGAATAAGCGTTAAGGGAAATTTCCTCTGTGGGGACTCCCACGTGCTTTTCTAAAATTGTACAACCCATCGCTACAGCCTCAGGCGCCAAGGAGCGCTCGTTAGGAGACTCATGAGTAGAGAAGCCAATTTCAATATCCGGAAATTCTTCTTTCATCAACCGAATACGATTAAGATTAGAGGCTTCCACAGGCGTGGGATATTCTCCGACACAGTGCATAAACGCAAAATCGCGTTGATTGTGCTTGAATAATTCATAAACTTTACGAAGTGTGCCGATGCTGGCGCCCCCAGTAGAAATGATAATCTTTTTGTTTATCTTACAAATGGCATTTAGAAGCGGCCAATCATCAATTGAGCAGCTCGCTACTTTAATAACTGCTACATCTAGGTCCTCAAGCCAAGGAAGGGACTCATTATCAAAAGGAGTAGCTATAGTAGTAAGGCCATGGCTTCGTATATGATCAAGAATCTCTCTGAATTCTTCTTTAGTCAGTCTGGTGGATCTAAATCGTTTAACAAACTTTAGGTCCGAGTCCTTAAAGTCATCATGTATAAAGGTATCCAGCTGGCGAAATTGAAGCTTGATAGCTGCATTGACCCCTGTTTCTTTTGCTACTGTAGCAAACTCTTCAATAATTCTTTTGGCATGGGGCACCGACCCTTGATGATTGTTTGCCATCTCAAATATGTAAAGCATTATCTAACTCCTTGTCTGTATAGGTTTTCATAGTACTCAAACTGCCACTCATAATCAATATCGAAAACTTCTCTTTCGGCCATGGGATATAGTTGAATATCTCCTGGTTTCATAAAATCACCCATCCAAGTTCCTTCGCCAATCTTGTCCAGCCTGCCGGCATAAAGACAGTGTGCGCCCTCATAAGTGGTATCCACAAATTTCGTATTCATCACAGCCTGACCTTCTGGCCACGGAGTTTGGAGCCTCATTTCAGAGTCCCAATAATAATTTTTCTTATCTATAACCCCGAAAAGACCGTCGGCACTGCTTTCTGCATAAAATTCAACAAATTTTTCAATCGTTTCCAGCTTAAGAAAAGGAGCACACGCGTTCACTAGAACACAATATTTAAAAGGGATTTTATCCCACCACTCATACATAAGAGTCATGGGGGTGCCTTCTGAATTTGCTGACTTTTCGGACCGTCGATATATTTGAACCGGATATTTTGAGCACACCTCGATCAAGTCTTTTTCGTAAACAGATGCATAAATGTTTTCTAGAGGAATTTTAGTACTTTGGGATATTTTTTCGAGATAGATATCCATTAGTGTTGTGCCGGCAAAAGGGCGTAGCATCTTCTGCGGCACACGTTGTGAGCCTAGGCGCGCCTGTACAATTACTGCAATTTCGTCTAGGTCTTTCAATCGGTATATCCTCGCGTCACAAACTCTTTAAATCCCGCTAGTTGACAAACGCTCTCTGTTTCTGCAAGATTTGTAAAGGCGGTGTTTTTTAGTCTATTAGAGTTTAGCACATAGTCCCACATTATTAAACCTAAATGGTCCCACTTATGGTGTACATAATAATGTGGTTTGGATGTGCGCTTCTTCTCTTCGAATGTATGCATCTCATCCTTGCCCTCTTCAAGAGGCCACCCATCTAGTCCCATAAAGGCTACTTCTTTTGCGCCCAGAAGGCCAGCTAACACAGTTTGACGAGAAGTATAACCAAGTCGCGAGAAGTAGCGTGTCATGTATAAAAATACCTCTGTTTCATTTTCGGAGGCAAACTTATTCATGTCTGTAATTCTCCCCGGGGAGCCATGTTCGAAGCCCACCAGGGGCCTGTGCTGCCTCACATATGACTGTAACTTGGGATCTGACAGATCGACCTCTTCGCCTAAAAAGATAAGGTCGAATTTTGTTTGAGATAACTTTTCATTAAGATAAAAATGATTGCAAGTCATCAAATAATCGTAAGTGTCTCCTCGCTTCTCAAGTTCGCTAGCGTAGATTTTGCTTGAAGTGCCCCCTCCCACAACCAAAACACGAGAATCTTTAAACTTATGGAGACTATTATCGGTTGTATAAAGAACCTCCTCATCTAGATGGAGATCTCCATACCTTTTTTCATCTCCAAAGAGGGCCCCAAATAGTTGATGTGCGCCGCGGAGCCAGTCCTCTGCTGTTAAGTGAAAGTTATACCACCCACTCATATTAAAATTTCCCGGGTCAGGATTCTCACGCTCTCTCTTGTTACTATATCCAAATGTTTCTTGGCGCGTGACGTCATACCACACGTGATCTACTTCGGCATGAGTTTCTACGTAATCACGGACAGATGCACTAAAGCCATCGAGGAACTCGGCCTCGTTAATGATTTTTATATATCTCATTTACCTTTTGGCTGTCATAATGAATCGAGTAGACTGATGCGTTCGTCTCATCACAAACTCCTTGAATCCTTCGGCTTCTAAAAACGCATGTATATAAGCAGGATTTGGTGCATACCACGTAGTATAATCTCCGTCGACCTCATCTTTTGGATAATAGGTGAGCATCGGCTGACCGGTCATAAATGGATCGAGCTGAAGAGTTCCATCCTCGTTTTGCTGGTGAGGAGCGCCCATCAGTAAAGAACGATACTCCGAATTAATGGTTTCTATCACAATTGTATCACTCACCACATCACACACGTTTTTCAAAATTTGTATAGGATTAACCAGGTGATAGAAAACTCCCAAAAAGAGGCCCACCTCCCAAGTACCTACAGTTTCTGGTGTTAAATCTTCGAGAGGTACCACGCTGTCTTCTACTTTGGACTCTAGAATTTCCCGAGCGAGATTAAATCCCTGTTGACCAGACCAACGATCGTCCAGAGTCCACCTGTAGGGGTCAACCGCTAATACTTTTTTAGCTCCCTGCTTCTCTGCATGAAATGAAAAGAATCCATCACACGCCCCCACATCAATAACAGTTTTGCCTTCGAATAAATCATGAGGCCACTCAAATTCCCGGAGATCCTGGGCCGTGTCTTTAGTGCCCGGAGTTATCTGTCCATTGGGAAGAGGAATACAGTGGCGCCAGGAGAGTTCATTCACTCGCGGATCATGGTCTGGATGTATAAGAGATGCGCCTGCCAAACTAAACGATGAATCTTCAGAGGCTTTTCGGGTTGGGGGGGAGGCGATTCTCTCTGTGTTCAAAAAACTTTTTTCTGCCCACTCTTTTTCTCTTTTGTCCATGATTAATATCCTCTCAATTTTTTACGGGAAGCTAATTCTCCCTCTGTAACTTTTTTAATGCCGTCACCATGAGCGGTCTCTAGCTCTCTGACGCCTTTTACAAGTTTAATAAGTCCCTGCGGCTCGACTGATGCCAAATGGTCGGAACCCCACATCGTACGATCTAAAGTAATGTGCCTCTCCAGAATAGTGGCCCCCAAATACACACTAGCTACGGTGGTTCCTAGACGAAACTCATGACCACTATACCCCACTTCACAATCATAGCGCTCTTTGAGCGTCTGAATGCAGGAAAGATTGAGGTCCTCTAAGGGCGCCGGGTATGCTGAATTACAATGTAGAAGAGCAAATTCTGCACCTTCCTCCCCCATCCATTGGACAGCCTGATCGGTTTCTTCCAGGGTGCTCATGCCTGCCGAGAAAATTACCTTTATTCCCATTTTGGCGCTAGCGCGCATCAACGTTTCGTTGGTAATCATAGCTGAGGGGATTTTTATAAAGGGCAATGTATACTGCCGCAGAAATTCTAAACTGTCCATATCCCAAGGGCTAGCTGACCAAGCAATACCTTTGTCGCGACAGTATTCATCAATTTCGTCATATTCTTCTTTATTAAACTCCATACGATATTTGTATTCGATATAGGGCATCGTGCCCCACGGGGTCTCCCTAGAGAGACCTTTTTGGTGCTCCGGGACACATACGTCGGGATTTCGTTTCTGAAACTTTACTGCGTCGCAGCCGGCTACTGCTGCGATATCAATGAGTTTTTTGGCAACAGCAAGGGAGCCATTGTGGTTTATTCCTATTTCGGCAATAATATAAGTGGGAGTCATACGATCTTCTTTCTTCTCACACTCTTATGGACGTAGGATGCGTCTGTCGCGACATAAAGATCGATATCGTTACCCGCGAGCCACTTGTCAAGGTACTGGCTTGCCTCAATTTTCTTGGCAATTTCTCCTGGGTCCATATGGTCCGACGGTCTTAAAATTTTACTTTCGGTCTCGCTGCTGTCGCCGAGGGGAGCAACGTCCCCATCATAATAGTGATGCGAGGTTGTGGTGCCCGGGGCCTCAAAGTCCCAACCAACTGTGTGAACCTCCGAGACTCCGAGGTGTTCGGCCATATAGAATACCGACTCATACATAATGCCCGGGCCCCATGGTCGGTTAACGCTTTTATCTAGGGTCCAATCATTAAAGTTTCTTTTGCCTGCCAGAGAGGTGTCGATCGACCGTGAATCGTTTACTACCTTTACGAAGATGTCCAATTCCTGATCATCCCATGCCTGGTCTCGCGTCCAAGGAAGAGTCTCTCCCGAACTCCCTACCGAGATAAGAGGCTTCCCATCGGCGGGTCCAAATGGAGTGAAGTTGCATGAATTGAAAAAGTGAAAATCAGCGATGTCGCGGAATTCTTCATAGGCCTGCTTTACTGTAAAAACGAGCTTATCCTTGAGCTTTTCTTTAAGCTGATCAGCTTCATATTCGCTTAAGGACGGCCCACACGTCAGAATATAACACTCCTCACCCTTGAAAGCATCCTTCAGGAGATCCAAGCGATCGCGAGGGTGGTCAAATTGAGCAAAACTCTCTTTCAGAAAGTGCAACCTTTCATCAATACTTAAGCTAGTATCTACAGTGGTGCCGGTGATACCCTGTGGTTTTAGCGACGTAGCCTCTTCCAAAACCGCGTCGATCATCTTCTTGCCAATAGTAATTTTATCATACCCAATTGTATTAAGATGTGCGCGGCCGGCAGTGCCCCTGTTTTTCAGAGTACCCTCTTTCCAAAGATTATAGGCCTCTCGAAATTTTTCACGTGCTGATATGGTGTGTGGCTCGTACCAATTCATATCGCATGTATACTCCGGCTTATAAATGTATGGGCTCCAATGGCCCTCTACAAAGAACGCCGCATCAGGGTGGATATAATCGATATGACCTCCGGTGTCTGGTACCAACACAGGAGTCCCATGCAGTAGTGACTCTGCTATTGGAAGACCAAATCCTTCTCCGCGGGTCAAAAGAGCGAACAGGTCGGCCCTCTCAAAAATGGCTGAAATTTCAGGATATGGGACCACATTAGGAATTAATAATATGCTGGCCTTGGGTTTCACCCCGCCTTCTAAAAACACTGATTGCTTATACTTTACGACCTCTTGTGCAATTTGTTGAGCTTGTTCCTCTGGGGATTGAGGATAATTGAACATCAGAACTCCATAGGTCTTGATGATAAGCACCGCATCTTCTTGGTCTCCGAATTCCATACAGAATGCTTGAATTAGTTTGTCAAATCCTTTACGGTTTTGCCACTGGGACATGGCAAAAACAACAAATTTATCCTCTAAACCATCTAAAAGAGGCAGAGGCACCGGCTGGACTATCGACTCATCAAGAGTGTGGGGAATCAGATAACAAGGCCGATCGCCGATCTGTTTAGAAAATACTTCCTGATTCCACGAACTAGGGACTATGACAGCGCTCGTATCGTACCTTTTATAAACCTTGTCGACCCACAAATCAGGAAGCTTATCTGCTTCCCACACAGTAACGTTAATATTTTTTGCTGCGTTTTCAATAAGCAGTTTGGCGCAGGCCCACGCAGGGTCCTTCTGCGCGTATGCATCACCAAGAGTAATCATTGGCGCTGGCTGGTGCCACAATAATATATACTCCTGCTGCGATGTGGCAAAAACCTCACCTGTTGTCTTGAACTCATATTTCTCCAGGAGCGCGTCCTCTTCGTCGGTAAGACTGTTGGTATCCTCTACCACAATGGTATGAATTCTCAAATTGATGTTAACGTCGGCACTTTGAATATAACTATCCAAGGCTTTAAGATAGCCGCGGGCGGCTACAGCATAACCACTCGAATCTCTAAACTGACTTAAGTAGACTAGGTTGAGAGCATCAGAGGAGGAGGACATTGCTTGCCCCCTTTATATCAGGAGTCTCCACGAAAACATCTTGAACACTTTGTACAAATTGCTCGTAGATTTTTTCTGGTGTGTGATTTTTAATAACTTGAGATTGAAGCAGTTTAGCTCTGTTTCTATAGTGTTCTTCTTTTGTGATGGCCTCTTTCAGGGCGCGTCTAAAGGACGAAGCTTTGGGAAAAGCCCATTTAGATTCGGCCGTAACGACATTGTCCCATACTGCCTCGGGCTGTACGGCTCTTAATTCATAATCTACTTTAATTATGGAGGGTACCTCTTTGCCTTTTTTGTTCTTACGGCAAATGTAATCCATATGACCGCTCCAGGGGATTGCTATTAAGGGCAGCCCATTATAAGCTGCCTCAAACATTGGTAAACCATACCCTTCCCCATGGCCAATATTTATCAAAGCTTTCATGCTGGGGTGTTGGTACAGCCATGCTAGCTGTCCCGGGGAGATTTCTCCATGCAAAAGATAGGTCTTGCATTGCCTATCGGGAAAATTATTCAAAAAATCCTGGAGGTATGTCGAAACCTTTTCTCTGTCTCCTAACGAGTCACTAACGATGTTGGTTTTAAGGATAAGGCCCACATCTGGGTCATCCTTAAATGTTTCCATAAACCACTTTACGGTGTTTTCCATATTTTTGCGGGGGCCCCATTGTGAAACTACTAAAAAATTTGTATGGGTTTCAAACGGAATTTCAATCTCTTCGGCTTCGGCCTCGCGAGTGGGATAATTTACCACGTCTATTGGTACCTCTAATACAAGTTTGTGGCGGTTACCCGTCCCGGGATCGACAGACTCATATTCTACGTCGGCAAAAGAAGTTCTCGAATGCTCTGATATCGTAATAATTTTATCCATCAGCGAATTAGTATGCTGGATCCACAGCGGGGCGACCTGTGTGGTCTCGATGCCCGCGGTGTACCCTATGTTAATAGGGGCCATTTTTTCAAATTCGGGAGGAATAGTTATTTGCAAAGATGCATCAAACCCATAAGCGCTCTCGGGGCCGGCGGCGCCGCAATCTGACATGTGCTGTGTTGTCTTGTAGACCAACGCGTCGAGGAGTTCTCGTTCTTCGGAATTTCCCATTATCATTCCTGTATGCCCCCATGGGATGTTAATTATATAAAGGTCAAACAAATCGGGCCGACTGGACAGTGCCCGAATCGCAAAACGAGCCTGTTCTCCATACCCGGACCTGGACAATACCGGTGCTTTTATGATTATTTTTTTCATTAGAATACCCTAACTTCGTATGAGGAGTGATTTTTACGCGTCTCCCAGGAGCCCTTTTCTTGGTAGATACCGGTGAGCAATTCATCCCACCTTTGGACGAAATCCTCAAAATTAAATCTCTTTTGCGTCCACTTTCTTCCGGCTGCACCCAATTTCTCACGTTGGTGTGGGCTCATATTATACATCTCTAGCATCGCTTCCATGAAGTCCTCTTTAGAGATGCGGTCTTCATAAATATATGGCACCTCTTGAGATCCAATGATAGCCTTGGAGGCAGGCTCAATACCAATTCCAAAGAAGTTTTTACCATCGGTCACTTGGTCCTGGAGGCCTCCAGTCATAGTAACCAAGATGGGGGTGCCGCAAGACAGGGACTCCAATGTAGACAGGCCGAAGCCCTCTGCATCGGAAATGCAGATGGTGAGATCCGCTACGTTATACATTAACGCTAAATCTGATGCGTTAACCTTTTCTTGTGAGAATTGAACCTCTCCGTTTGTAAGCCCCAGTTCTTTTATAATAGCTTCAAGGTCTTGCCCGTGGGGATCCCTTACGTCGGTGTGCATAATAAGCACGGCTTTATCGTGGCCTACCTGATCTAAAAATTCTTTAAACCACCAGATGAGAGTTCCAGACTGTTTCCGCCTCGCATTTCGACTATTCCAGAAACATATGAATTTATCCTCGAATCCTCGTTGTTGGCGAAAAAGGTCAGTGATCTTCGTCTGCAGGGGCTTAAATACATCAGAGCGCACAGCATGGGGAATATAAGAAGAGTCGACCTCTGGGGCTACAGTTTGAACTATGTCATATGTAAGCTGTGATATACATGCCACATGGTCATTCGAGGCATAGGATACCCTATTATATTTGGGATACGGATAGTTATCCCAAACGTGATAATATACCATAGGCACCACGGAACGAATCTCGTTTTCAATCGCCCAAAGCCATTGATAGAATCTCGGATCTGTCATAAACCAGAGAATATCGGGCTTTTGCTGATATATCATGGCGCGGACCATATCCGGATTACCATAACCGTCGACAGGCCAGATAACCCAGTCCGCTCCCCACTCTTTGGTAGTTTGGGGATCGTGATTGGGGTGCGAAACTGCTCCCCCAAACGAGACAAATTCATATCTTCCGGTGGCAAGCAGCGATTCAATCATATATCGCGTTTGTGTTCCAACTCCGGAAGGGGATAGTGGATGATCACCAATGGTGAAAATCTTAATCTTATCAGACATATTAGTTCCTTATGGGCAATGTTCAGTATTAAGCAATTTACAAGGATAGGGTTTGTGACAGTTCAGTCTATTCTTGATAGTAAATCTTTTAGTGATATTATAAATCGCTTGGTACAAAAGTTTAAGGGCGTTTTCGGTTTTTTTTGTACCACTCGTTACCCTAAAAATTTCTACACGGCCTTTTTTAGCTGTTCTCTTTAACAATGCAAAGTGGGTTTCTACGTTTTCTGGGTCAATCTTGTGCTTTTGGCAAAAAAAATGTTTGTATAGTGTGAGCTGGTATGTGACCAGCTTTTGAGCCTTCTTGCGCGAATCCCAACCCCACGAACAAGTCTTCCAGTCAAAAAGATGATAAGTGTCCCCCACTTTCACAACCGCATCAACAAAGCCCTTAAAGTTAATGTTAAAGTTCTCGATAGGCACATAAAGCATTTCTTCCGAAGAGAATACCTCATAGTCACCAAAGTAGTCTTCAAGAGCATCTTCTACTTGAGCCAAGATTGCGGGCCCTGCTGTGCGCATCGCCTCTACGTTTGATCCATTTACCTCAATATTTTTTTCCATTAGCTCTTGGAGTTTTTTATCAAAGCCGATCTGGAATACTTCTGCTTCGTCAATATCTTCTTTCAGAAGCTTCTTTTCACACACATCGTGAATAGCTGTTCCAAAGGCTGTATATTCGTTCCCTTCGAAAGGGGCGACCCTTTCTACCCAGGCTTTTTGGTGGTAATGGGGGCAATGCGCCCAATCTTTTAATTCAGAATAGGATATATGTTCACGCTTCGTCGTCATTAATTATTTCTTCAATCTTTCTATACAGAACCGGGGAGATATCTCTCACCGTTCGTGGATTATCGAGAAAATACTTCTCAAATCCGTTTGCAAAATACTCTTGTAGAGATGTGGCTCCGTAGGGAGACACGAAAAGGCCCATCGTTAAGGTTAACAAAGTGGGATAGCCCACTTCGTTGGCTAAAAAGTTATCAAACTCTTGATTATACTCCGTCAAAGAGTACAACAGAGGGTTGATATGATAACCGTGACTAGACAAAAGATGATAGAGCCGGGTTCTTTTGCCTAAAAACTCATCTTTCAAATCTTTACTATACAATTTGAGACCGCGTAGCATCTCTAGTGAGTGTGCGACCTCGTGCACAAAATTCTCAACCATATCAAAAGTGGTTGGCTCTGCGCATGTCATGTAGATTCCGCCGTTGCTGAAGGCTGCATTGCGGTCGCTTAATTCTTTAAAGCTTCCGATATACACAACCTCTACATTCGCCAGTAGTCCCGGCGTAATATAGCTTTCGACTTCCTCACAAAATGCAGGGATATCTACCATCGGACTTGGTTGATCTACCACAAAGACCGGTATATGATAAATATAGTATTCCATTAATCGGCTGTAGTTTCAGTGGTTGGCGCCGTCGACGTAGGGATTACGTCATCTAGAGCCTGTTGGTACCCCCGAAGAAAGTTTTCTTCGGCAATCGCCATTAGAAATTCCGGAAATTCGGCAGCAAATACTTGCACTGCCATATCCACCGTCACTTCTTCTTCCGCCAGGAGGCGGTTTCCTATATAATTAACCACAAGCTGCTTTAGGCCGGTGGTATCCTCAACGGGAGTGTTTAAATCAGAGTTCTCTGTTTCCATGTTAATTCTCACAAATTCTGTGCGGCAAAGGTCGCGACCTTAGAGCGTTCGCCCTTGTGCAAGGTCACGTGAGAAGCAAGTTCAAATTTCTTAAACTTTTCGACCGCATGGGTTAATCCATTAGATGTTGCATCAATATAAACATTATCGATTTGCTCAACGTCACCGGTTAACACAATTTTGGTACCTTCCCCCACTCTTGTTATTATAGTCTTTAATTCGTGAGTTGTCAAGTTTTGTGCCTCATCAATTATAATAAAGGCATTAGAGATTGAACGACCACGAATGTAAGTCAATGCTTCTATCTCTATTGTACCCTTTTGCATGTAAATGTCAAGGGTTACTTTGTCATTTCCCATTAAAAATTGAAGATTATCTTGAATAGGCATTAGCCATGGCGTCATTTTCTCTTCCAGGCTCCCCGGCAGGAAGCCGATGTCCTTTCCAAGGGGCTGTACGGGCCGAGAAACGATTACGCGGGAGTATTCAGCTATGGACTCGTCTATGGTCTGTGCAAGCCCTGCAGCGATGGCACAGATCGTTTTACCGCTACCTGCCTTGCCGATTATAGTAACAATCTGAATTTGGGGATCCATCAAGGCATCCATCAAAAACTGCTGTTCTTTATTGCGGGGCTTAATCCCCCAAATTTTTTGACTCTTAAGGAGCTGTTGAATTGGGGTTGCCTTGTTCTTAAACTTCCCCAGTGCTGTTTTTTTCTCGTTGGCGTTGGAAACCAGCATCACATACTGATTTGGAAACAGTCCAGCATCATCCAGGTACACACTTTGTTTTTCATAAAAGCGGTCCACGAGCTGATCGTCGACCAATACGGTAGTACATCCTTCAAAGATATTTTCACTGTGATCTACAATTTGATTATTTTGAAAGTCTTCAGAAGTAAGACCAACAGCATCAGCTATTACGCGCATATTAATATCACGAGATACTAATATGACTTTGCTCGCGGTTTCTCGTTGGGCCTTAAGCGCTGTAGCTATTATCAAGTGATCCGGTACCCTAATATCCAGATCGCACGGAAGATCTTGAGGTTCTACCCCCGCAGCACTAATGGATTTAATTATGCCGAGACCTTTTCGAATACGAACACCCTTATCGAGTGAACCTGTCGCGCGAAGGTCGTCCCAGATGCGGATAATCTTTCTAGCTTGCGCGCCCACAGCATCTTGACGCTTCTTATGTTTGTCAATTTCCTCAAAAACTTTTAAGGGTACGTGTATATCATTGTTTTCGAATGCATAAATACACTCCGCATTTGTAAGGTAAACGCTCGTGTCTAACACATAAATCTTTTTTCGACTCATATAAACCTTGGGGCTTTACTAACTAGAGGCGCTTCTCAATAATCTCCATTCTTTGCTACGTCTCCGGCTGCAATAATGTCCACCCGGCTTGGTGTTATATCGACACCATCTACCTCCGTCGCGGTTTCACTATAGACGCCGGAATCCGTTACAAGAGTGGAGGAGCTTTGAATCTTGCCCCCTCCGATATTCCAGAGTAGGCCAATCCCTTCTTTTTCACAAACATTCATTTCAGGAGTATTATTGTTCTTACGATCGCCCCCGTTTGCAAAATAGGTGGGCTTAATACGACGCAAAGCTTCGCAAACAGTATTATCTTTATCATCTACAGCTACTGTTTCTTTAACGCCAATAAATCCCCGAAGGATTTCACACCTTTCTTCAAAGGGCATAAAAATATAGCCCTTTTTACGCATAAGCCAAGCGTCTGAATTTACAATTATTATTACTTCGCCGTATTCTGCAGCTTCCTGGATCATGCGTAAATGTCCGATGTGTACTGGATCAAAACCTCCGGAGACGCAGACGGTCTCATATGGAGTTTGAGGTAGACTTTTAGTCATCGACAGATGGTGCTGTCTGCGGAGGAGTACGCAAGAAGTGCCTGTTCAGTGTTGAGAGTGCCTCTTCAGCCGCGGATACGCGGGTGGTTGCTGTTACTAATTCTTCCACAATATCAGGGTGGTCACTTACACCTACAGAGGTGTTTAAGTATAGTTGCATTGTTGCCATGGCTCGGGCCCTTTCGGCTTCGAAATGGGCGACCAGAGCATGCATAAGATGGGTGGCCATTGGGTTAGTTGGAGTATTCATATATATCCTTTCTTGTTAGTGGGGTGGCTGCGGTGGCTGGACTTGAACCAGCAGCAATCCGATTAACAGTCGGAGGCTCTACCATTGAGCTACACCGCACAAACTTTCCAGTTTGTCTCACTAGTATATATCACACCAGCAATGAACTTAATATTAAAACGTTTCAGGTCCCAAAAAAATCTTCTTCGCGGTCTCGGGGAGTGGTGGTATACACCACCAAGACGAACAATCCCTCCCAAGTGGAAGGAATCTTTTTTCTAGCAATAGACGCTAGTTCTTTTGTGTCGGCATCTACCACCAAAGTGCGGCCATGGCCACCGTTTTTAATAGTATAGATATAATCTGCTCCGAATTCTATAGCAGCTTTAAGTCTTAAAGCATCGTCACCAGCTGTACTCAATTTAATTTTTCTTTCTACGGGTTTTTTTGTGGAGTTTCTCGAAGAGCAACTTTTTCCACAACGTTCCTTCAACTTCTTCTTTTGACATGTTAAGAGAATAAAGGCCGGCCAGAAGCAATCGAATCTCTCGGTTAGAGAGATACACAGTTTTAAGGAAGGCGGGTAGTTTTTTTCTCGGGTCGTCAGACATTTATTATACCTCTATACTTCTAAATAGTTCCGGGGTACCAATATAGACTGTCTTCTCCGGTATTGGGTAACCATTTCATACAAACAGATATTAGCTGTTTGAGACGTGTTTAAACAATATCCAATGCCCGGCATCTCCACATATACTACATCAGAATTGTGGATTATTTCAGAGGGAACTCCGGATTCTTCGTTACCCACCACCAAAGCAATAGGGCGGCTAAAATCGAAACTGTAAGAAGCCAGGGGCTTTGAACCTTCCACCAGCTCCGCAGAAACGATTTGAATTCCTTCACTTTTTGCATGGTCCACGAAATCTCGTGGAGTTGAGAACGATACAATTTCCACATAATCAATAAGACTACCAGACGATGCTTTTATACTGTGCCGGGAAGGAACGTGCCCAACCACATAAAGCCGCTCTGCACCAAAGCAAGCAGCACTCCTAACCAAATACCCAAAATTATCATCAACGCGGAAATTGATAGCGCAGAGACTAATCGGATACTTTTTGGCAGTTTGGAGTTTATTATCATAACGTTGGCGCCGGGTTTCTTCTCGATGCATAATATCAGTATACATCATGAAACTTAAATGTCAATAAAAAAACCCCCTTCCGAAGAAGGGGGCCAAAAATATATTTTTTATATTACTTATTAAATGCTATCATTAACGCTTGGAGCGCTTGGTCCGACGTACTCAAGGTACACAACAACCTTTCCTGACGTT